TTCTATGTATGATAAAGAATGTAGTATATTAGGCTTTAGCTTATTAACTGGAATACATAAAGATACTTTTATGGATTGGGGAGCGAATGAAAGAAAGCTAAGTACAAAGGGCTTCGAATTGGTTCAAAAACTGCGCGATTTTAGAGAAGAAAGTTTATCTAATAAGCTTGCAACTGGCAACAAAAATCCGGTCGGAATTCTTGCAATACTTAACAGACATTTTGCTTGGAACTTGCCCGGTGTTAGCAGAGAAAACACTAATAAAACAGCTCTTACAGCCGCAGAAATACGCCAGCAATTAAACCAAAATAATGCACAATTAACGGATAAACAGCAGATAACGCTGTAAACAATTCAGGCACAATTTAAACAACTTGCAAACCGCTTAAATACTGGGTTTGTGAGTAATAAGTATTTATATAACGCTGATAAATTAAGGTTTATCGGCGTTATAGTATGGATATGGTGTTAATTGTGTTAATTGTTTGAGAATATGGCGTAAAATAGACACAATTACACGGACAAGGGCGGAGGGGGTTTATTTGTCCTCGGAACACGCCCCAACTAAGTCACTCATTTTTCCACGACAAGAAAAAGGCTTTATATATTAATATATATTTATATTATTATTACCCACATAATACACATATTATATAATTATATATAAATAACACTTAACCATTAATCACATAATCAATACTAATAAATCACTTATATATTTAATTTAAAATAATCCAATTAACATCTATACATTTAAGCTAATTAGGTGTATAATAAACATATATTAATCAATCAGATATTCAATAAGCACATCAGAGAATCAGCCAGTCGGCTGAATGAATTCCAAAAAATTTTAAAAAATAAAAAAGAGTTAGGAGTTATAAATGCAGGGCAATGAATACCAAAAATTGGCTATGCGCACTAACGATAAAATGGCTCATCATAGATTAAGTACTGAATTAACTGGTAAGCTTCCACTTAGTCCTCTAGCAGAAAGCAATGCTAAGTGTAGCAACATAAATGACATAGCAGGACTTCTTAATGGTGTCTTAGGTTTAACTGGTGAAGCTGGAGAAGTATCAGACCTTGTTAAAAAGGGCATATTCCACGAAAAAGGAATAGACTTAGAACATCTTAAGAAAGAGTGCGGCGATGTAATGTGGTACGTTGCTATGATTTGCGAAGCTTGCGGATTCGGTCTTGATGATGTAATGCAAACAAACATAGATAAACTTATAGCACGTTATCCGGATGGTTTTGATTCTTACAGAGCTAATCACAGACAGGCAGGTGATAAATAATGGGTAATCAGGATAAGCACTGTTACCAGTGCAAACATAGACATAAGTTATATTGTGAAAAGCCTTGTAATGCCTGTAATGGCAATCCAAATGTTGTAAAAGGCAAGGATAACTTCACAGAGCTTGAAACAGCAAATAAAAATGCAGTACTCTTTGAAACAAAAGAATAGCATATTGCCCCTTAGCCAAGTGGTCAAGGCACAGGATTTTGATTCCTGTATCGTGGGTTCAAATCCCACAGGGGTAGTTCAAGTGTTTAATTACACTTGTGCCTTTACAGGACTTATTGGTTTACTAGCATTAAGTCCTCCTTTCACCTCATAGCGAGAGCTGTTAAGGACTGTCAGATAGTCCGTGAGGTTTTGCGTATTATAAATACGCAAATAAAATTAAGTTATACCTATAGCGCAGCAGTTATCTGTATGGATAGACAGCGAGCGAAGCTACTTTCTTTGAGCCCAACTGCACGGGTAGAATGACATCCAAGCTTTGCCACGACCTGTTATAGGTGTCATAGCCTATACTGCTATTAAGACTAGCATTGTTTTTCAGTATCAACTATCCACCTTAATCGAAACATTTTCACAATGCTAGTCTTTTAAAACGATATGGAGAAGCGGCAACGATTGGCGGTGTTGCGGCAGACTGTAAATCTGTTCCCAAGTGGTAAACAATAGAGGTTCGATTCCTCTCTTCCCCATTGGCGATGTTGCCAGTACACCCCTAGTGCGTTTATTAGAGAAATGCAGGTGCTAATCAATATACCGGTTAAACTTAGTACAGGGAACTGGATTGAGCCGCTTGCGGCTGACTAAAAAATCCTTGGGTGGTGATAACCAAGTAAAAAACCACCGCTTGCCGATATGGGATAAAGGTATTCCAGTAGCTTGCTAAGCTATCCAACAGAAATGTTGTCCGTGTTCGATTCACGATGTCGGCGTTTTGAAAGCACTTCTTGGGTCTGCGTGCGTAATGTTGTTTGCAGACTTATCCTAGGTTAAGAGGTGTGAGTAAGTTGATGTGTGGCGGAATGGGTAAACGCTAATAGCAGATAGAATGAGCTAGTGGTTCGAATCCACCATAGCATAACCACAGGGGAATACCTGATTGCTAGGGGCTTGAAAGGACAGGAGTGCTTGTTTATGTGTGGTTCAAATCCACACCACATCAATTACAACAAACTAGGTGATGCAGACCGAAAAGCACAAGCCTTAGTGCCTGTTTGTTGTTTTGTTAATAAGGCAGTTATCAGAAAGGCAGGTAATAAATATTATGAATTTTGCAGAAAATGAAAATTCAAGAATACTTCCTAATATTCAAAGCCCTATAATCTATTTTCTTATGGATGAGGATGAGGTTGTTTATGTTGGACAATCTAAAATAGGATTAGCAAGACCATATTCACATAAAGATAAAAAATTCACCAAAATAGCAATTATTAATTGTAAAGAAAGTGAATTGGATGATAAAGAAACAGAATTTATCAAAAAATATAAGCCGAAATATAACAAGAAAGCAGGAAATAGTGATTATTCATACACTAGAATAAAAACAATAATCAAAAGTCAAACGAATATTCGTAACTTTAATGTGTATGATGTAAGAAAGCTTGTGACAAAACTTGGATTGAAAACTCATATTTTCAATGGGAGCATTTATATAAACGCGGAAGATTTTGATAAAATGTTTGCTTTTGTAAAAGAAACAAGTAATGGGGTTAAAAATAAAGAAGAATGGAAGAAAAAAGTATTTTAATTTAATTTGGTAAAATCAGTTACCTAGTGATTGCAACACGAAAAGAGTAACCTACGAACTCCTGGTAACTGTTTTTATATAAATCGTAGGGTTATCTATCGTAGGAGGTAAAATATGGCAGACATAAAAATAAAAAAAGCAGTAATTAGAGAAGATTTATTATCAATAACAAACGATTATAGAAAAGCAATCATTCTCAATCAGTTTATCTATTGGTCTGAAAGAGTTTCAGATGCCGATAAGTTTATCAAGAAAGAAAATGAGATTGCGAAGAACAATGGAGAAGAAGAAAGAGAGCTTTTCTATGGTTGGATATATAAAACAGCCGAAGAATTAGCCGATGAGGTTATGTTAGGCTTATCTGCAAGTCAGATAAGAAGATATATCAGCGATTTGGTGAATATGGGTTATATCTCAAAACGAAATAACCCTAAATATAGGTGGGATAGAACATTACAATATAGGGTAAATCTTGTAAATATTGCAAAAGACCTTAAAAAGAATGGCTATCCATTAAGCGATTATAAAATTGAAATTCCAGAAAATGAAAAAACCATTACGCACGAGTGCGTAATCAATAATGAGCCAATGAAAAATCAAACACAAGCTAGTGACGAAGCAATACCAAAGAGTACTAACATAGATTACTTAAACAAAGATTACAAATCAAATAGTACAGAATGTAATTCTCTTAACAGAGAACAATGTAATTCTTTTTTACCCAAAGATAAAAAAGCGAAAGAGTTTAAGCCGATAAGCGAATACTCTCAAAGTGATTGGGAAGTTGCCGAGGAAAGAATGATAAGTAGAGCTGGTAAGATAGCTTACGATTGGACTAACGATGAAACGCTCAAAGAAAATACAGAAGCATTCTTTAAATACTTTTTAGATAAACACGGAGAATGTACTGGAGAATATCACTACCCATTAACAGATAAGGTTTTATCAAGAGTAGTGGATAATTTAACAAAAGAAACTGACATAGAGCGTGATGGATATACAGATACCTATTATGCAGTTATAAGTGATATGGACGATAATACAGACTACAAGATGTTGGTTGATGAATATTTCAACACAAAGTTTTCAGCACAATGTGATTACAGCTTAGTTCACTTTTCTTCTGAAAAGGTTTTAATTAACATTATGAACCACGCTTGTAAAAGTAGCTGGTGTGAAAGCAAAGAATTGTAAGGAGTGATTATTATGGCAGCAGGCGTACACCCACTAAACAAAGATAAGTTTTATGAAGCAATTAACCTATACATATCGGGGCAGACTTCACAAGTAAAAGCAGCAAAAGTAGCAGGCTGTAGCGTACCGACATTTAAGAAATACGCTAACAAGATTTATGGCGGCGAAGAATTACCAGATAATTTATGGGGGAAGAAGTGAGATTATGTTAATAGTTGCATTACAATACGATGTAGACAACTTATATGCTATATGGAATACAGTTACAGACCGTTTTTTAGGAGTTAATCTTGGAAAATATGAAGCTGTCGGAATTATTATGGATTACAAGTCGAATTACACCTTTGAAAAGGCATTAGAGAGAGTAGAACATCCACAGCCATTTAAAGATATTGCCAAGTGCTTATGCGAAGAGCTTAATCGTGATGATAACAAAGTTGAAAATGCAATCAAACACTTGAAAGAAATATCGTGGAAAATAGGAACTACTGGTATTGAGTATCTTTCAGAGAGAGACGGGCAAAAAATGAGAGAGTACATAAATGTACTTGAAAGCAGGATTGATGAATTAGAACGATAATTGCGGAAAGGGATTTTTATGAAAAAATTATTTGTAAGTGTGCCGATGAAAGGCAGAACAGAGGAAGAAATCAAAGCAAGTATTCAGAAGATGAAAAAGATTGCTGAAATATACGAGGGCGAGGAATTAGAGCTTATCGACAGCTACATTGAGGACAATCCGCCCAAAGACAGCCAACAGGCAATATGGTTCCTTGGAGAAAGCTTGAAGAAACTTGCAAAGGCAGACTTGTTTATTGGCGTTATGGAAGGTTATGATTGGAGTGGCTGCTATATTGAAAACGAAGTCGCTGGGAGATATGGCATAAAACGATACACAGTTCCGGCGGCTTATGTAATTGAAAACTATCAGGCGTTATTGCAAAAATTACATACGGTTAGTTGCGATGCAATGCCAACGATTTAAAAAATATATTACCGACTAACAACCGAAGTTAGCCGCTACCCTAGAAAAATTATAGGCAGAGGTCTATAAGCACCTTTGCTTTTTAAAAGTGGAGGTGCTTTTCTTGAATTCTGAATTAAATCAACTGATAGATGATTGCGAAAAATACATATCCCAAAATGGAATAGATGAAAACATCATAGAAACCTACTACAACGTGTGCCAGCTTGCCAAGAATGAGAGTGAAATTGACACAATGTTAAAATGTACGGCTAGGACAAAAGAGCTCATAGAAAAGGCTTGTATGCGTGATATAGGGCTATCTATGTGGGAGATAGAGAAGTTTGTCTTTAACAATAAAAGTTCCTTTGATTCGCTTGATAAATACTATGATGTATTACTGCTTGAAGCCCAAAGCAAAATAGTAGATAGTGCATTTATGTATCTTGAAAAGAAAAGAGAACCTAAAGAGCGCTTCTATATGCCACGCCGCAAACAATTCTTAAGAATGGGGCTAATAGAAGCTTTGCAGGGTATGATTGATGATAAATACGATATATTGTGCGTATCATTGATACCAGGAGCAGGAAAGACGACTATTGAAAAAATGTTTAATGCTTTAGTAGCTGGCTGGTTTCCTAATGATTTTTGCCTTTTTTACTCCCATTCCGGCGACATTACACGAATGTACTATGATGGCGTATACGATATTGTCACAAATGCTGATGAATATGCGTGGAACGAAATCTTCCCCAATCTTACAGTTACAAGCACTAACGCAAAGTTAGAACAGTTCAACATAGGTAAATATAAGCCATTTCCAAGCGTACAATGTACATCTGTCGGAAGTAAAAATGCTGGTAAAGTTCGTGCAAGTAAATTTTTGCTTGTAGATGATATGATAGGCGGTATTGAAGAAGCACTTAATCCTATGGTACTTGATAAGCTGTGGGATAAATATGCGGTAGATGCTAGACAAAGAAAAATCCAAGATACAGACGGACACAATTGCAAAGAGATACATATTGCTACACGTTGGAGCGTACATGATGTTATCGGAAGAATACAGAATATGTACGCAGGAAACAAAAGAGTTAAGACTATTGCCGTACCAGATGTAGACCCAGTAACAGGCGAGAGTAATTTTGATTATGAGTATAGCGGATTTACGAAAGAGTTTTTTGCTGACCAACAGCTTTTAATGGATGAAATCTCTTACAGGTGTTTATACAAACAAGAGCCTATCGAACGTGAGGGGTTATTATTCCCAGATGATAAAATCCGCAGATACCTTAATCTGCCACACGGAGAGCCGGAAATTATTACAGCCCAATGTGATACTAAGGGCAAAGGCACGGATTATTTCGTGTTGCCTGTATTACAGAAATACGGAGAAGATTATTATTGTATTGATTGCGTATGTGATAACACTGCAGATTACGAAGAACAATACAGAAATGCCGCAGGTGTACTTGTAAATAACAAAGTGCAAGAGTGCGAATTTGAGCGTAACGCCGGCGGTGACAGAGTAGCAATGGAAGTTAATAAGCGTGTAGAGAGCGTAGGTTGGATATGTAATATTACAGATACGCCTACAGAAACAAACAAAGAGGCAAGGATTTTTCAATGCTCTAACTGGATTTTGCAACACATTATTTTTAAAGACGCATCACTTTACAAACCTAATGAACCATATGGAGTAATGATGTCGCTTTTAAAACAGTATTCAGTATCAGGGAAGAAACAGCTTGATGATGTTCCAGATGTATTTTCAAATTTTGCATTGAGGATGACAAAAGGAAATCGAGTTAAAAAAACAGTCATTATGTCAAGCCCAATATAGGAGGTTAATCTATTATGACAACTAAGGATTATCTTAATCAAATCAGTAGACTTAATCGTATGATAAATAACAAGTTAACAGAGATAGCACAACTTAGAGAGCTTTCTTGCAGCATATCGGCAGTAAAAAATGAAGAAAGAGTATTATCATCATCAGACCCAGATAAAATAGGTACTACATATGCTAAGATTGACGAAATGGAACGCAATCTTGACAGAATGATAGATGAATACATTGATAAGAAAAATACGATTACAAGGCAAATAGACAGCATAGAAGATGAAGATTACTACAACGTACTTTTTTCAAGATACATTGAAAAAAAGACATTTGAAGTAATTGCTACAGAAATGAATTTTTCATACAGAAATGTAACAAGACTTCACGGAAGAGCGTTAAAAGTATTTGAAGAAAAATATGGCAATAGTTATTTAAAGTTGTCCTAGAATGTCCTATTGCACTAATGATATACTGTATCTGTAAGAAATTACAGAGCTGTTTTTCATAAACAAAACATTCCTTATCAAAAAGCACTGTTACTTAATTGTGGCGGTGCTTTTGTTATGCAAAGAGGTAATATATGGAATTTTATATGAATAAAGACAAGTCAATTATGTGTCCGAACTGCCATAAGTTTTTAACTAAGGCGGATAAGGAAGACCCACGCACACACAAATTAGCTTGTAAACATTGTCATAAATGGATTTGGTACGTTCCGAACGATGATGATGATTTTCAAATTAAGGAAATACCACAAAGCAGAAGTTCAAGCGGTATGACATTTTATTAGAGGTGTAGATAATGCAGACAGGAAGAATTGCTATTTATACAGGTGCAAAAGAAATAACACCTGACAATATAATACCAATTTTGCGTGAAGCAATTTTGGAACATGATATTAATTCCAACAGAATACAGTTTCTTCTTGATTATGACGCAGGAATACAGCCGATAGTTAGGAAGAATCCAAAGACTTACAGACCAGACATTGACTGTGAGTGTTGCGATAATGTGGCTAACGAGGTCACAGAGTTTAATTTAGGATTTAAGTGGGGAAATCCTATAACGCTAGTTCAAAACGGCGACAATGAGGATTCTAACCTCACAGAAGCTATAGCAGAATTAAACAGTTGCTACGAATCACAGAATGCAAGGCAGAAGCAACAGGAACTTGCAAGATATGTTGAAATCGGCGGCGTTGGATATGTCCTTATTGATGTGAATACAGAATATGAGGATGGGGAAAGCTATTTCACATATGATGTATTAGACCCAAGAACAACATTTATTGTAAGGTCAACAGCTTATAGTGACAAGAGGGTTATTCTTGCAGGCACTTATATCAAAGACAAACATAGCGGTGCAAGATATTACACCTGTTTTACAAAAGATATTCGCTATGAAATTACCGACGGAATAAAAATCACTAACGGACCAGAAAAAGGAAAAACAAAATGGGGATTTTTAGAGAGAAGTGGGGAAGAGAACCCATTACATAAAATCCCTATTATTGAATACACAAGGTCATTCGACAGAATGGGCTGTTTTGAACGGCAAATATCTGAAATGGATAACTTAAACTTGCTTATTTCAGACTTTACTAACGATGTTGAACAGAACACGCAGGCGGTATGGCACACAAATGATGTTGATTTCCCGGTTGAACAGGAAACAACAGTTGATAAAGATGGAACACAACGCATTACTGAAAAAGTAAGGAAACCAAAATCTGGAGAATGGATGCAGACCTATACATCAGCAGATGGCAAAACTCCAATAGTTGAGCCACTTGCAATTAATTACGATTACACAGGTATGCTTAATAATATCCAATCAAGGCGGCAGATAATCTTACAGAAATGCAATGTGCCACAACGAAATGATAATAGCGGCGGCAGTACAGGAGTTGCAATGTCAGATGCAACAGGCTGGTCACAGGCTGAAACAGCGGCGGCAAAACAGCAATTAATTACAGATGGCTGCAAAATGGAAGAGATAAAAGTTGTTCTTGCGGCTATTAAGTTGTCAAACAATGTTAACAGCAGCAACCCATTACTTAAATTAAGGGCAAGAGATGTAAAACCTAACATTAAGCGGCAAAAAACTTATGAAATGTCAACTAAGGTTAACGCTATGGCAACATTGATAAGCCACGGATTTAGCCTTAAAGATACAGTTGATGCAATTCCATTCTTTGATGACCCTAACGATGTTGTAGCGAGAAGCGGAGAAATGGTTAAGGCATATCAAGACAGCATAATTAACAAAGATACACAGAACCAAGCAGAGGGTGGGGATGGAGAACAGCCACCTAATAAAGATCGCACAATGCAAGACTTATCAGACCAGACAGAAAATAGTCCAGTTATAGATAAGAGCAGAACAGATAAATAAATTGATATTGAGCCACAGGGTAGAAATGCCTTGTGGCTTTTTATATGCCCTAGAGAAAGGGCAATACAAATATCGCAAGAAGTTGAGAGAACAACAAAAAACGCAGAAAGCAGAGGTAAAGAAATTATGGCAGATGTAACTAACACAACAACAGAACCAACAACTAACAATGAGCCACAGAATGAAGAACAGACACCTAGCGTAGAAGAACTTATGGCACAGCTTGCTAGTGAAAGAGCTGAAAAAGAGAAGTATAAGAATGCTTCTGATAAAGCCAGTTCAGAAGCAGCTAAGTACAAGAAAGAACTTCGCTCGAAGCAGACAGCAGAAGAACAGGAAGCGGAAGCAAAGGCGGAAGCTGAAAAGTTGCAGGCCGAAAAGTTCGAGAACATGAGTAAAGAGCTTAATCATATGAAAGCTGTCAATGCTTATCAGAAAGTTATAGGTGATGGAAAGGATATTGATTCTTTGATTGAGGCAGTTGCAGACGCAGACCATAGCCTTATAGCAACTGTAATTGCTAATGAAGTGCAAAGACAGGTTAAAGAAGCTAAGGCAGAGTGGCTTAAATCAAGACCGGCTATTAATGCAGGCGGTGGAGAAGAAAGCGCGATAACGCAGGAACAGTTTAACAAGATGAATTACCACGAAAGAGTGGAACTCAAAAATAAGAATCCAGAACTTTATAAGAAGTTCACAGAGTAGAAAACGGAGGTAAATAAACTATGCCACAGACTAAGTTAGCAAATTTAGTAGACCCACAGGTAATGGCTGATATGGTATCAGCTAAGTTACCAAAGAAGATTAAGTTTTCGCCTATTGCAAGAGTTGATACAACACTTGTAGGCAGACCGGGAAGCACTATTGTTGTCCCAAAATACGCTTATATAGGCGATGCACAGGATGTAGCAGAAGGTGTTGCTATGGGTACAACAGTACTTACAACATCTACAACAGAAGCAAAGGTTAAGAAAGCAGGTAAGGCAGTAGAACTTACAGACGAATCAGTGTTATCTGGCTATGGCGACCCACTTGGTACAGCTATCAATCAGATTGCTATGTCAATCGCTGCAAAGGTTGATAATGACAGCTATGACGCACTTTGCACAGCACCTATTGATCACGATGGAACAGCAGCACCTATCAGCTATTCAGCAGTTGTAGCGGCTAATAGCAAGTTTGATGATGAATCAGATTCATCACTTACAAAGATATTATTCATCAATCCGGCACAGGAAGCCACATTACTTAATGACGCTGATTTCAAGAGCAATGACAAGTACCCACTTAACGTAATTATGAATGGCACTATCGGTTCTATCGCAGGAGCACAGGTTGTTAAGTCTAAGAAAGTTAAGCTGGTTAAGTATGAACTTGATGATTCAACAGGAACAATCAATGTTGTAGCTGATACAACAAGCGAGGATGCAACTAATGTTCATCTTGACACAGCACTTGCACATACGCTTAAGCCAAAGGACAAGGAAATCAAGGTAGGTAGCAAGTTAAAGGCTGTTACAACAGAGTTCTACGCTTGTCCGATTGTTATCGTGTCAGCAGAAGACCCCAACGAGGACACAGGTGCAGATGGCGTGTCAGAGGAAGAGAACGCACTTACAATCTATATGAAGAGAAGCGTTGAGATTGAATCGGACAGAGATATTCTTGCAAAGACAACTGTTATCTCTGGCGATGAACACTATACAGCAGTCTTAAGCAACGATTCAAAGGTTGTTCTTGCTAAGTTCGGAAAGTAAGAGGTGTTTATATGTTATTAAGACGACATAAAATCAACGCCGCAAAGCAGAGCGAAGAAGTAACAGCAGATAACGTAAGACAGGAAGCAGTTTATGGGGATGAACTTAAATACGAGGAAGAGCAGGACAAGTTCCCTGCTCAACCTACAAGCGATTACACAAAGACAGCTATTAAGCGTATGCCAACAGCGGACTTACAGACACTTGCCTTAGAACAAGGTATTGAGAACGCAATGGAGCTTACAGGAGCAGAACTTAAAGAATTGTTAATTGAGAAATTAGGATTATAGGAGCTGAAATTATGGAATACACCACATTAGAGCAAGTTAAAATCAGACTTAAACAATTTCATATTGAGACAGTCACAAATGATGATGATACAACATCTGATGTGGTAGTGTTCGATAACAAAGAAGATAATCCAATAATCGAACAACTCATTAAACAAGCTACAGAAGATGTAAAGGCAAGAAGAAATTACCCCGACAGCTACACAGATGAAATGATAATCGAGGACTTGAAGAAATTTGAGAGTGTTATTGTTAATCTGACTGTCTACGACCATTCACAGGCAGGCGAAGCATTTATGGCAAGCTACAATGAGAATGGTGTCAACAGAACTTGGAGAGATAGAGATAGTTTGTTTGTTGGAGTATTTCCATTTGCTAAAGTATTATAACGCCTATAGGGCATTACAGAATATTAAAGAAGATTGTGCGTTACCATTTTGCTGATGTTGGCAATATGGTAGCAGGCGGCACACATTAAGGGTGGTGGGCGGTGTGCCATTATTAATTATGAAAGGCGGTATATCAATGCCAATAGCAGTAATTATAAGCATTATTTCAGTTGCTTTTTCCGTCTTTTTCGGACTGTTTACGTTGGGATTTAATCTTAAGAACAACAAAAAGTCTGACAATGCAGAACTTACAGAGCGTGTAAAAGAAAATACACGCATAAATATGAAACTTGACACAATATCAAGCAATACAACAGAGATAAAGAATGAAGTTACAGAAATGAGAAAAGAACTTAATTCTCACGATAACAGGATTATTAAGGTTGAGGAAAGTGTAAAGTCGGCACACCACCGAATAGACGGATTGGAAGCACGACTTAATGAAGATAAGGAGGTATAGCAGAATGGATATAACATCGGTAACAACAGTTGTAGCAATCGTTGTAATAACATATCTGATAGGCTTAGGAGCTAAGGCAATTCCACACATTAAGGATAATTACATTCCTATAATTGTAGGCGTTGCAGGCGGTATATTAGGCGTTATAGGTATGTATGTAATACCTGACTTTCCGGCAAATGATATTCTTAATGCAATCGCAGTAGGAATTGTGTCCGGATTATCAAGCACAGGTGTTAATCAGATTTATAAGCAGGTAAAGAACAATGCTTGACATTAATAAGCAGGTTATGAAGTATTCACTTCAAGGACAGACAGTAATTATCTACGAAAGAGACGATGACGGCAATATCCTTTATGAGGGATATACCGACACAGAGGGTAACTTCATTCCTTATCTTGATGATGAGGGGAATAAGATACCCAAAGTTCTTGAAGAGAAAACAGGTTTTTCAGAGCCGGTCGATTTCAAAGCAAACATATCATTCAGCGGCGGAGAAGCACAGACCAAGGAATACGGCTTTGATACAGCCGATTTTGACGCGGTTTTACTAACAGACAAAGGAATGTACCCTTTGAAAAAAGGCGACCTTATCTGGCTTGATAGCAAGCCTACATACACATCTGATGGACTTGTTGATGAAACATCAGCAGACTTCACGATTGTAGGCATTAAGCCAGCATTATATTCAACTAAGTATATGCTTAAAGCAGTTGTGAAGTAGGTGCATCTATGGCAAGACATACAATTAATATATCATTGTCTGAAAAGTCCGTAAATGAAGCTATCAGGCAGCTACAACAGTATAAGAACTGGCTTATCAAAAAGACTTTACAGCTTGTCAAAGAGCTTGCAGAAGTTGGAATACCTGTTATAGATGAAAATATGGCAAAAGCAAGTTATACATATGATGAGAAAGGTGTTCGTAGCGGTTCAGATACAAGCCATCACAGCTATGTTGAGATAAAATCTGTTAGAGAATATGCCGAAGCAAAATTAATTGTAGAGGGCAAAGAACTTATGTTTATAGAGTTCGGAGCTGGTGTATTCTACAATGGAGCGGCTGGAAGTAGTCCACACGACAAAGGTGTTGTTAATGGTATGGTTATAGGCTCATACGGCGAACATCACGGCATACAAAAAGTGTGGGGTTACTATGACGATGACGGAACCTTAGTTCTTACACACGGCGTAGAAGCGCAAATGCCTGTTTATAAGGCTGATATGGAAATCATACAGAAATATGTTGAGGTAGCAAGGAGGGTGTTTAGTTAATGGCAAATGCAAACGATTGGGCGATAGACCTTGAAAATACAGTCACAGCACTTGTCAAGGCTAAAACCCTAACGCAACTAAAGAAAACATATCCAAAGATAGTCATAACCAATGAGGGGGAAAGCAGCGGTCAAGCAGTATTCCCAACAGTATACATTCATTTACTGCCAGCAGTTGAGCAAGGGCAAACACTTGACGGGCAGACGATTAACGCATTGTTAGCGACATTTCAAGTAGATGTTACCACTAACACAAGTAAGTCTGATTGTCGCAAGGTTATGGCAGTAATTACAGACACATTTAAGACAATGAGATTTCAGGGCAATGCAATGCCAGAGTTCTCAATCAGTAATAAAGTACATAAGAGTACCGCACGATTTAGGCGGTTAATCGGAGCAAATGACAGATTATTGTAACAAAGAGCAGAAATGCTCTTATTTTTTTGCAAATTTTAGGAGGTAAGAAGATATGGAAGATACAGTAGCAGGATTAAGCGCACTGGGAATCACGTTTAGTTATGGTGTTGAAACTACAGCAGGTACTAAACCAACAGCGTTTAAACTTCTTCATAGAATCAATTCTATTGATGAGATTACAGTAACCCCAGAGGCTATAGATGCATCAGCACTTGAAGATTTACAGACAAGAAACATTGCAGGTAGAGATACAGTTACAGATACAGTTGCGGTAACAGTTAATAAGACGGAAGCTACAATCAAAGAGTGGAAAGACCTTATTACAGAATATAAGGCTTTAACTGATGGAAAGAGAATGTGGTTTCAAGAGATTACTCCGGGTATATCAGATGCGGAGTTCTTTGTTGCACAGCCGCCTTCAAAGTTGCCAATTACAGGCAAGGAGCAAAATTCACTTCTTACAATGGCTATCAACCTTATTATTGAGGATATGGTAGGAACAGATACAGCAGTAACCCCAACATCGGGGGAATGATAAGCCAATCGATTGAATCAAAGGCTGTGTCGATTGGTGGCACAAACGCCAAAACAGCCGACTATACATCATATCTTGATGATGTAACGGAATAATTATTTTAAAAGGTAGGTGCGGTGTAAAATCCGCACCTTTCCCTATGTGGTGATAGGGTGGGAAAGGGTAAAAATTATGATGAATATTAATGCGAACGGAAATGAATACAAAGTAGAGTTCTCTTTTGGTGCAGCAGAGTGCAAGGAAATAGTACAGAAAATGTTTTCTGTCGTTAATGGTTCTTATTTACTTGCACAGACAGATAAGAATGTTGCACAGGCTTCTTTTGATGGATTAGCAAATATGACAGCAGATGTGCCAGAAATTTGCATTTTAGCCATTTATGCAGGCTGTATTGACAATAACCCTGTAACTATGGACGAAGCAAAGAAACTCACTAGGGCATATATTACAGAGAAGAGAAAGACAGATAAGAGTTACGGATATAGAACATTGTTTGAAGAAATCAAGAAAGCGATGGAAGATGATGGTTTTTTCGAGCTGAGCGGAATAACAGCGATGTTAGAGGAAATGGCGAACAATGTGGAAGAAGCAGCACAGGAACAGAAGAAACCGACAGTAGTTCCACAAGACCACAAGAAAAAGCAGACTTCCACAAAATAATATGGGAAGAATACTTTGTCTTAGCCAGCTCACTAGGCGTTAGTTATTCAGACTTTCTAAAAATGACACCCAAAAAGCTATGGGCGGTTGTAGAGGGTAAAAAACTTGAAAGACAACGAATGGATTCAGATATATGGCTTGCGATAGGTAGTTACATACTCCCAGCAATCAAGATAGGTGTTAGAAGTGGTGCTTGGGGTAAAGGTGAGCTTGAATACCCAGACAAGCCTATTTATAGAGATATTAACAAAAAAGAGGACAGCAAAGATGAAATACAAAGAAAGAGAGAAGAGTTTGTTTTGAATATGAAAATACGAAAAGCAAACTGGGATCTAACACACCCTAAAAATGATAAGCCGGAGGTATAAGCGTGGAATTAGATTCATTAGAAGTCAAAATTACCGGTACTGCCACTAAAGCTATCAATTCTGTTGATAAACTGATAAATCAGCTTACAAGGCTGTCAACATCACTTGCAACTGTGAATGGTTCATCACTAAGCGGTCTTGCAAATGGTGTTAGCCAGTTAGGTTCTGCTATGCAGAATATGAACGCAGGAACAGCAGATTTTACAAGACTTGCTAAGAACATCACAAAAATAGGTTCTGTTGATTCGGTTGCACTAACTAACACAGCTACATCACTTCAAGCTGTCACAAAGGCAGTTGCAAGCATATCAGCTATTCCGCAAAATGCAACACAGGTCACAGAATTTGCAAAGTCACTTGGTAAGCTAGGCAGTAAGAGTATAGAAAATGCCGTTGTAAACATTCCAAAGCTAGGCAATGCTTTAAATGGCTTAATGACAACGCTATCAAGAGCACCAACAGTAAGTCAGAATGTTATTCAAATGACTAACGCATTGGCTAATCTTGCTAGTCAAGGTAGCAAGGTGAGTACTTCTTCAAACTCACTTCAAAAGTCGCTGTATGGCGTTTCTACGAGCGTCAGGACAGCGACTAAGAGCAGTTGGAACTTGGCAAGTGCAATAGGTAAGTTTTATGCCACCTATTTTATGGTAATTCGTGGCAGTAAGAAGCTTATAGAAGCCATCAAGTCAACAACAGATTACATTGAAGCGTTCAACTATCAAGCGGTTGCGTTTGGTAAGATTGGTTCAGAGTGGGATAAAGATTACGAAAAGTACGGATATGATAACGCAACAGCATATGCAGAAAGTTTTCACAGCAGAGTAAATGATACTCTTGGAAAACTATCTGGTTTAAAAGTTAATGTTCAAGGTGGTTTGCTTGAAGAAAGCGGAGCAAAGAACTTAGGACTTAACATACAAGAGATAACGCAGTACGCTTCGCAGTTAGCTTCTGTCACTAACTCATTAGGACAGACAGGCGAAGCAACAACAGCAATAACAAAGTCAATGACAATGCTTGCAGGCGATATAAGCTCACTTTTTAACGTGGACTATTCAACAGTAGCACAGAACTTACAAAGCGGTTTAATCGGACAATCGAGGGCATTGTACAAGTATGGTATTGATATTACCAATGCTACATTAGCGACGTATGCTTACAACTTAGGCATTTCTAAGTCGGTGTCTGAAATGACACAGATGGAAAAACAACAGTTAAGAGTGTTAGCAATATTAGACCAATCAAAAGTATCTTGGGGCGACTTAGCTAATAGACGGAAGAAAGTTAATGATATAGCTTATCTTCCAAGTGTTGCATAAGAATAGAAATATCTTATGGCAATCGGGCAAAATCGGTAAAGGCTAAAGTTTTCAACTATGCTAATACCGAGATAACTCAATAGATTACGAACAGGCTATTGAGTATCGTAACGAGTAGGAATTGAATAAATATAATATTCCCAAGAGTGTCCGACACTACTGCATATAGGGCAGTATGAGGTGGAAGTGGCTACCACCAAACCAAACATAATGATGTGGGTGATAATGTACTCTGAACTTATAGGAAACTATAAGAAGTATAGGATAAAGAGCCTATACGATAACAAATTTGACAATCAACTCCCCAAGTAATATGTTACGCCAGTTCAGCAACAATATGAAAGAGGTAGGAATGGTAGCAGGACAGCTATTTATCCCAATTCTTTCAAAGGTTATGCCAGTAGTAAACGGAGTAACTATTGTAATCAAAAGATTATTAGTCAATCTTGCTTCTTTAATGGGCGTTAAGATTGACTTTGAGAGCTTCGGACAAAGTGGCTATAAAGACACATCAGATGGCTTAGAAGATATTTCAAACGGCTACCAAGATGTAGCTGATTCAGCTAAGAAAGCTACATTATCCCTTATGGGATTTGATGAAATTAATAAATTGCAGGACGATACAAGCTCAAGCAAGGGTTCAAGTGGTGGTGGCGGCGGTAGCACTATTGATTTGACAGACGATATTGCTAAGGCGGCGGCAGAATATGAAGCGGCGTGGAATAAAGCATTTGCCAATATGGAAAATTCGGCAGTTGCTTGGGCTGATAGAATAGAGGAAGCCATAAAAAAGGGTGACTGGTACGGAATAGGTACTTACGCAGGCAAACAAATAAACAAAGGGATAAATGCTTTTCCTTGGAAAAAAACAGGAGAAGCAATTACAGAAGCTATTTGCAATGTTTTGGATTTTGCAGATGGATTTGTTAGTTCTGTTGATTGGGAACAATTAGGAAGAAATATAATAAAGTTTATTGAAGGTATAGATTTAGGAAAAATAACTGTAAAAATTTTGGACCTAGCAATTGACTTAGGAGTATCAGCAATAAAATTAATATGGGGTGCTTACCAGGAGATATACGACAAATGGGGAATTGCAGGAATTTTGGCTTCTTTGGTTATTCCGGGCGGAATTCTTACACTTAAATTTATTACGGAATTTTCGGCAAGCATAGATGATAGTAAATATGTAAAAAAAGCAAAAGATGGCATAGAAAATATAAAAATAGCTGCACAAGAAAAATGGAATGAAATTACAGATTGGTGGAATAATACAGCAATCGTAAATTGGTGGAATAATGATGTTACGCCTTGGTTTACTAAAGCGAAGTGGCAGTCGCTTGGAGATAATACAAAAGATAGCTTGCAAGATAGCTGGACTTCTTTTAATAACTGGTGGAGTAGTACAGGAATATACAACTGGTGGAACAATAGCGTAGCACCTTATTTTACAAAAGCAAAATGGCAATCTCTTGGAGATAACGCAAAGGGCAGCTTAACTGATAGTTGGACTTCGTTCAATAATTGGTGGAGTGGCACAGGTATATATAATTGGTGGAATAATGATGTTACGCCTTGGTTTGCTAAAGATAAATGGAACAACTTGGGTGATAATTTCAAGTCAAGTCTACAAGATAAATGGTCTGATTTTTCTTCTTGGTGGAGCACAACCGGAATTTACAATTGGTGGAATAATCACGTAGCACCTTACTTTACGGCAGATAGATGGCGTGATATGGCAGATGGAATAAGAGTAGGCATACAAGATAAGTGGAATAATGTAGTTAATTGGTGGGATAGCAAACCATCCCTTAGTGAAATTTCAGTAGCCGTTGAGAACTTTTTTTATAAAGTAAGAGATATGTGGTATAATTTCAAAGATTGGTGGGACAACTTAGGACTTAGCTTCCCACATATAAAAACGCCACATTTCGATATTGATGGCGAATTTAGTCTTGTGCCACCTCAAGTGCCCAAGATAAGTGTTGATTGGTATGCAAATGGCGGCTTTCCAAACAAAGGACAGTTATTCGTTGCTAATGAAGTAGCACCCGAAATGGTTGGTACTATGGACGGAAGAACAGCGGTAGCCAATCAGCAAGAAATTACAACAGGTATTGCTAATGCAGTTTATCCAGCAGTTTATAATGCTGTTAGGGCGGCTATGGCAGAAAGTAGCAATAACGTCAATGTAACACTACAAGGTGACGCTGATAAATTGTTTACAATGGTACAGGATAAAGCTAATAACTACACTAATATGACAGGGCAAGCAGCATTCCCTTATTAATTGACAAATAAATAATAAAAGAATATATTTAAAGTACTAAAGATAAGGGGGAATGTATATGTTAAAAAAAGGCTTATATAAAATGCTGGAAGTATTAGGAATAAAGAAAAAACAGCAACCACAAATTCAACGCCCACTAAATCCTAACTTTAAAGGAGTGTACAGAGCGACAGAAAACGGCTTAGTTGAAGTATATTGTCCAAGATGTAGCAGTTGGGACTGCTCTCACACACAGATTACAACAACTGTACCACAGAAAACTAAGACAAGATATACCGTTAATTTGAATCCGTTTAGACCGTTTACGCTGGTTAATAAGAAAGAGAAGATTAAGCAACAGGGCGGAACTTATTCACAACATAGGTTTGTGTGTAACAGATGTGGGCTGATTTTTTGGTAATATATAATTTTAATTACATTAGATTTTTAATAAAAGGAATGTACCAAGATGAATGAAAAAGATAACAAAAAGAAGCCACAGGAGATAGTGGTTGCAGTATTGGCAGGAATAGTATTTGTTACAGCGTTATTTATTATTAATAATATAACTGAAAGCGATAATAAAACAATAGCAAATACACAGCCTGCAACTACAACACAAAAAGCTACTGAAAAGACCACGGCGGCTACAATACAAAAGACAACACAAGATACATATGATAAGCTGACAAAATATAAGGCAGGCACTTACAAAGTAGGTAAAGATATTCCAAACGGCGATTACTATTTGCAATCATTAACAAGCAAAGGTTCGGCTTATTTTGGCGTATATGCAGACAGCAATAAAACCAAAATAAAGTTTAATGAAAATTTCAAAGGCAATATGTTGATAAGTGTAGAAGATGGAGAATATCTTGAACTAAACAAGTGCAATGCGATACCTCTTTTAGAATTCAGACAGTATTACACAACCAAAACTACTCTTGATAATTGTATGTTAGAGGTTGGAATTGACATAGAACCAGGAGAATATAAACTGATAGCCACATCATCAAGAGGATATTATTGTATCTATGATGATTTAAGGCAAAGCCACATTGTAAGCAATGATAACTTTGACAATCAGACGTATTGCACAGTTCAAAAAGGACAGTTTTTAATACTTAATAATTGCAAAATAGATAAATAAAAAACAGAACAAGTTGAATAGACCTGTTCTGATTAGCACGTATGAGTACATATAAGTTGTTCACGTCAATAATAACAAATAAATAGCAAAATGACAAGGACATTTCACTTAATTGTGAGGTGTCCTTTTTGTGTGCTTGGAAAGTGAGGTTTTACTATGAATTTTATACAATACATAAAGCAAGCGTGGAAAGCTGGCACTAGCGGCGGCACTCCATTAAGTCCAGATAGACTTAACCATATGGAAGATGGAATTAAGAGTAATAATGATATGATAAGTGAACTAAACAGCAATATAGCTAATAGTGACATTGAGGGAATATTTAATTACCTAGGTCTTGAATTAATCATATACCACAAATTGGGCATATGTTACCTGCATTCCAGCGGCAGATTAACTCAAGCATTTCCAAAAGAATGGACCACAATTGGTGAAATAAGCAATATAAATTACAAAGGTTATGGACACTTAGCCGCTAATACTAGTGGAAAAATAATAAAATTTGCATATATAAATGGAACTCTAAGTGCATATGCACCAAGTTCAACAAATGCGATTGAATATGTACAAGACAGTTGCGTACTTATCTGAATTAACTATTTACCAATTTTTAATTATTAAACTTTAGGGTAATCAGAAAAAAATAAATTATAAAGCTGTACACAATAAAATTTCCACATAGCCATTAAAGTATGTGTTACTACCTGCCCACCCACCAACTTGGCATATATGTCCATCTGATATACCAACCATTGTGTAAGTAATACCAGCATTTCTTCCTAAGTGTTGCCCACATATACCTATTGCTTTATAGCCGGTAGGTAGCGTGAATTCCTTTTCTATTAGGAACGGCTTGTTAGCTTCAATTACTGCATTATCGTAACTAACCTTGATTACTTTAAATAAATTATAAGAATTGCTGTTTAGCTTGCTTATCATATCGTTATTATTCTTAATTCCGTCTTCCATATGGTTAAGTCTGTCTGGGCTTATTGAAGTAAATATATAGAAAAGAGGTGATTGAATGATAAGCGCTGTAATTATCGAGGGAGTAACATTCCCAGTAGCATATAACGGCTACACATACAGCAGAAATAAGATATGGTCTAAGAACACAGGAAGAAACGATTATGGAGAAATGGTAGGCACAATCGTGGCTATTAAAGACAAAGTAGAACTGCAATTACCGCCACTTACAGGCGAACAGGCATTGTTACTTGATAATGTGATTAGTGATGAAAATAACCCATTCCCGACAGCACAAGTCCTATTCTTAGGCGGTACACAAAAGGAAATGACAATATACACAGGAGATGTGACATATCCGTATCTCACAAGAGCAAAGAATGAGGATGGATTAATAGTCGGAGCAAAATTAAGTTTAATTCAGAAATAAGGAGATTAACTATGAAAATAACAGGAAATGAAGTTTTAGCACATTATGAAGCACTTGCAAGTGTAGCACAGCTTAAAATGGGTGGCAGATTAGCAGTTGCCATTATGTCTAATATTAAGGCATTAGAGCCACACTTTAAAGCGGTAGTAGAAACGATAGAAAAGATACGCGAGGAAAATAAAGATAACAACGATAAGATAAAATCAGAACTTGAAGAACTAGGAGAACAGGAAATAGAAGTATCTGAATACACAAAAGTTGATATAAGTGCATTTGATAGTTGCGAAGCCATTGAGCCAGCTAAGATTATCGCACTTAGCTTTATGATTAACAATTAATCAGCAGAAAGGAGCAACCTAATGAAAAATATTAATTGGGGTGCGGATTTCAATTTGCTGTATGCAAGATATTACAGCAAATATTTAGTTGACGGAAAAGAATACAATCAGACACTTAATGAGTTTAAGTACAGCAACATAATCAATCCGAACAATAGCATTTCCATAGGTAACACTTGCAGTAGTAGTGTTACCTTTTCTATTTATAATCCAGAAATCACGCTTGAAAATAAGGATATAACCATTTTTGAGGGTGTTAAGGGCGATAGCGGCATTGAGTATGTACAGATAGGCATATTTACTGTAACTAAAGAAGAAAGTAACGGCGAATACACTAAGTACACAGCTTATGACAAGATGTACAAAGCTGAAAAAGGTTATTTTTCAGCTTTGACTTATCCTAGTACGGATAAGGCTATTTTAGAGGAAATCTGTACAAAGTTAGGCATACAGTTAGCGACTAGCATAACAAACACACATACAATCATAGATAAGCCACAAGGTTATACAATGCGTGAAATGATTGGTTATATGGCTATGCTACAAGGTGGAAATGCGGCTATTAATTCTGACGGAAACCTTGAAATAAAGTGGTACAAAGATAGCGGTTATGTGCTTGACGGACATCAATGCTATCAGCAAGGGGTTACTTTTACCACTAGCAAAGATTTTACGATAAGAAAGCTGACTTGTAACAATACAAAGTCTGGTGATAAGGAAACTAGCACAATCACTAGCGGCAGTGGTACAACTGGACTTAGCTTTGCTAATCCATTTATGACACAAGCTAACTTAAATGAGATTTATAAAAAGATAGGCGGTTTTCAGTTCAGACCGCTCACAGTTAAGTTTTTAGGTGATTGGCGATTAGAGGTAGGCGACATTATAACTGTCAACAAAGGTGGCGTTGACTACAAAGTGCCTATAATGCAGATAACACACGAATGTGATGGCGGCTTAATGGACACAGTTACATCTATCGGACAATCTGACACAGAAAACAGTAATATTGCTAGCGGTCCGATAACAAAGCAAATGGAACGATACTACGCTGATTTAGTCTTAATCAACAAGGCAGTTATTGAAAATGCTGATATAACTAATGCCAATGTTGAGAACTTAAAGGCGCATCAAGCGTATATAGACCAATTAAAGGCTAATAAGATTGAAACTGTCACAGCAGAAATTGTTAATTTGACGGCAAGTAAAGCTACGATTAATGAAGCTAATATCGCTAAGTTGCAAGCAGATTATGCACAGGTAGGCGTGTTAAATGCAGATGTAGCAGACATCAAGACCTTAATGTTTGGTTCGGCGACAGGTAAAAGTTTAACAACAGAATTCGCCAATGCAGTCGTAAGTGTTATTGGCAATGCACAGATTAAGGATGCTATGATTGACAGCATAGCTGCGAGCAAGATTACAGCACTTGACCTTAATACCACCAAATTTAAGGTTCATAGCGAAAATGGAATGTCTTATTGGCAAGATAACACAATTATCATTAAAGATACTGACAGAATAAGAGTTCAAATAGGTAAAGACGCTAATTCAGACTACAATATGTACATTTGGGATAAAGCTGGCAATCTTATGTTTGATGCCTTAGGACTTACTGAAAAAGGCGTCACAAGGAAAGTTGTTCGTGATGATGTTGTTCAAGATGACGCTAATATTAATGCGAGTAAGCTGGATATCGAAACGCTATTTAACGTTATCAATAACGATAACACACATACACTTAAGAGCAATAAAATTTATCTGGACAACGAGGGACAGACACTTAATGTCATTATGCAAGCTATAACAAGTGGTGCTGGCAAAGATTATACTCAATGGGGCGGTATGATGAAAGTTGCTAGTGATTTTATCACTAATAAGTTATGGTGGACTGAAAATGTTGACAACGAAAGCATTAAGACCAAGTTTTCTACTGTTAATCAGAAACTAGATAGCTACGAAATCACGTTATCCGACTTATACCAACAAACGAACGATAATTTTATGGTGTATACAGTTACAGAAACACCTAACAAAGATAATTACCCAGCTATTGATTGGTTCATACCTATTTATCCGTCAGATGATTTGTTTCCAAGCGATAATCTTACTTGGACTTATAGCAATGATGAATACGCAAAATATCACGGGGCAATAGCATACAACGAAACAGCTCATAAAACTTGGCGTTGGGCTAAAGATGGTAAAGGTAATTGGGGTTGGAAAGAGGTATCTAACACACAATTAGCCTATATGCTTAATCAGAACGCTAGTCTTAAGATTAATCTTAATAGCATATCAACAGAATTAACACAGACAAAGAAAAATCTGACAGATAATTATAGTACAACAACTACTATGATTAACAAAATTACGCAGGAAATTAATGATAATGGTTCAAGTATTAGTTTGGCACTTAGTGGAACTTACGCTAAGTCAAGCGATTTAGAAAGTTATGCAACTAAAACAAGCCTTGATTTATATATCAAAAAAGACCCTAAAACAGGCGAGCTTAAGAGTGCTATCGAAGCTATTGCAGATACAATAAATATTACTGCAAGGGGTGGGCTTAATTTAAGTGGCAACAGGTTTACATTAAACAGCACGAACACCAGCATTACAGCAGACGGAACTATAACTTGTAGCAATCTGATTGCCAACGGCGGAAACGTTGGCGGCTGGAAAGTGTCTAAAGATTCAATAAGTACAATATTTAAGCAGAATAATGACTTATTCAGAATTGCATTACAAATACCTGGTGATATTACACCATATGTTTTTTCGGTTTTTCACGGAACTGAAGATGAGGGATACAGCAAAAGTCCTAATTTTTATATAAGTCAAACTGGTAAACTATATGCAACTAACGCACAAATTACAGGAAGCGGCTATTTTTCGTCTGGCACGATTGGAGGCTGGGACATCAGCAAGTCTTCTATCTATAAAGATTACGGCAAATATAGAACTTATATACAGGCACCCGCTAATTCCGAAGCTTGGACATTCTCTTGCCAAGAAGAAAGAGATGGGGCATATTATGGTAATTGGTACGTTCGTGCGGATGGATATATGTATGCTTCTAAAGGTCAAATTGGCAATTTCTCAATTGATAATGGTATATTGTCGACATATCGAAATAATGGAATTAAAGGAATGTCGATAGACCAAAATTACATTAAATTCTATTCTTGGGTCGACGATTACGAAAATTATGTAGGTTCGATAACTACAACAAGATACTATACTAGCAATAATGAAGTAAGAAGAGCTTTAGTGCTCAATGCAGATTATGGAGATGTTGTCGGAATAAATTGCACTAAGAATAAAACAGAAAATACGGAATACGAATTCATTATAAGAATAAACGACGATTTAAACAAATCATTAGAGTTTTTTTCACCCAATATTTCGATGAATGGCGGTTACCAAGACAATATTAAAAAACCAACGACACTTACAGTATATTGCTATAATCCAAATTCGGGAAAAGACACACAAAATGTCAGAATTACAAATACAGAGGACAGACACTACGAGAACTGTGAACTGTCAGTATATGGAAGTACATACATAGGATATGATTTGCGATGTTTCGGGTCAATTTATGGAACAATCGCTTCTGATTCAGACGAGAACGTAAAAAAAGATGTTCATTTATTGAATTCAGAAGACTCTTCTGAATTTATCTACAATTTAAAACCTTGCGAATTTAAAATGATTAACGGTACTTCTAATCGCTACCATCACGGATTTATTGCACAGCAGGTTAAAGAAACTATGAAAGATGACTGGGGATTATTTATCGATAAAAAGATTAATAATGATAACTACGAAACACAAGTCTCAGACGAAAACGGAAATACAACTAAAGAACTAACAGCAAGATACGCATTACGCTATGATGAATTAATAGCGGATATAGTTGCGACTGTACAATCGCAGAATATGCGTATTAAAAAATTGGAAAAGCAATTAAGCAATTAAGGACATCTTCGGGTGTCCTTTTTTAATGCGAATTAGGAGGTAAAACACAATGTTAGACATCAACTCATCAATTCAAAAAAACGGAACATTATCTGTTCAAAATTCAGACGGAACACTTAAACAGGTAGCTTATCTGTCAGCTACAATCAGCGAAAGCGGCACAGTTAGTATGTCAGCTAGCTTCAATGATTTTGCGGCATACTTGGCGAATGATATAGCACTAGACAGCGAGCTTAAGAGCTTTCTTGATGGCGTTAAAAATACTTACAAGGCAACATACAGCACAGAAGATAACACAGTTAGTTCAGATGCAACAGGAACAGTAGAAAGTGAGGTATTTTAATTATGATTAAATGTGGAGATTTTTCAGCGTGGAATGGTGTAGTTGACTGGAACAGAGTTAAGGCGGCAGGACTTACTCACGCAGTCCTAAAGGTAATCAATAAACAGCTTGAACCAGATGAGCAATTTGAAAATAACTGGCGTGGTTGCCAGCTCTCTGGCGTACACATCTGCGGTGTATACAATTATGTTTACACGCCAACAGTAGAAGAAGCTATCGCAGCGGCTAAAAGAGTATTAGAGGTACTTGACGGACGTAAGGTAACAGTTTGGATGGACGTTGAAGATACTTGTATGCGAAACTTAGGTTCAGAGCTTATTGATATTATCAAGGCTTACAAAGAGGTTATTGAGGGTGCAGGATATGACTTTGGCGTATATACTGGCTTATCATTCTATGGTAGTTACATCAAGCCCTATACAGACCCTAGCGACTTAGATTGTCCGTTCTGGATAGCACGTTACTACTTAGGCTATGATGAAATGCAGTTAAATGATGATGTTAACACAGACAAGACACCTAACATTGACCATTACCTTGCAGGTTGGCAGTACACATCAAGCGGCGTTGTTGACGGAGTAGACGGAGTTTGCGACTTATCAGAATTCTATGGCTTTCATAATGAAGAAGATAATACAGAAGATAACAGCGAAGAAGATAACACAGAGGATAGCACAGATGAACACGTATATGCTACATACGCCGCTTATACCGATAGATGGTGGGGTGAAGTAGAAGATAGAGAAGATTGGGCTGGTGCAGGTGACAATAAAGCTATCACAGCACTTATTATCAAGGTTAGCAGAGGTTCAGTTAAGTACAGAGTTCATACACTTAATGGTGATTGGCTTCCTTATGTTACTGGCTTTGATTATGATGATTTTGAGAATGGCTTTGCAGGTGACCAGCGTACACCAATAGATGCCGTAGAAATCATCTACTACACACCAGAGGGTGAGCCTTGGAAGTATGCAAAGTATATGGTATCTGTATTCAACAACCGCAACTTCTATCCAGAGCAGATAGATGATGAAACATCGAACGGAATGGACGGATATGCAGGTGTTATGGGTAATGCAATCGATAAGTTCCAGTTAGTTGTCGAATAAAGTCGAAATAACACGACCGAAAGTATTTGAAATATACTAACGATAAATGTATAATAAACTTGTCTTTGAGAAAAGACCCTTAAACATTATCAAGTTCTGGCAGGCGATATTGTTTGATTGGCGTTGGCAATATCGCCGCTACACTTGACACTATAGAACGTGTGTTCTATAATAATCGTATCGCTATCAAACGTGCAAGGGCAAGAGAGGGGAGTGCAGGTTTATGAGTAATGAGGAATACAGGCGAATAATAATAGAAACAGTCAATAACTGTAATAATAAAAGATTTTTAAAGTTTTTATATGAATTAATTATATCATTCAAAAAGAAATGGGGCATTTAATGCCCCTCTTTCTCATACCAATAGGCTATATTGTCAAATATAGTTTGTTGATGTTCTTTATTAAGTTTCATTAACTTCTTAACACTATCCAACATTTTCTTATCTGACATTAAGTCGGGAATGATATCAGCATTATCAGTAGATAAATTATCTTCCCACCCCATTAAATATGATGGAGAAATATCAAGAATCTGTGCAGCAATCTGAATTTTATCGCTTGGTATGTTTGTTACGGCATTGTTTTCATACTTATATAATGTCTGTTTAGAAACGCCCATCTTTTTAGCCAACTCTACTTGTGACATATTGTTAAGCTCTCTTTGTTCCTTAATCCTATCTCCAACAGTTTTAATCATTAGTGTTTCCTCCTTTCCTATCGGTAACTTGATTATAGCACAAAAAAGTTACAAGTCAAGAAAAAAATAACTTGACAAGTTACTTTTGCGGTGTATAATAAGAGTAACTTCAAAAGTTACGAAGTTGGAAAGGAGATGAGAAGATGGTTGATACAAATAAGCTTCGTGGGATTATTGCTGAAAACGGAAAAACGCAGACAGAAGTTGCACAAATGATAGGCGTAACGCCCAAAACTTTCTATCTGCGAATGCACAAGGGTGTTTTTGGAAGTGACGAAATTCAGATTATGATTGATAATTTGAATATTGAAAATCCTATGGAGATTTTTTTTGCAAAGAAAGTAACTTCATAAGTTACCACAAGGCGCATAAGAATTAGAATTTTTGATATTGATACAATAGAGAAGTGATGGTAGCGGTAAATAGTTACAAACTTTTATTCAAACATCATTAGTTCTTTTTGGCAGGGATAGCGCCCTGTTCGTATCAAGTGTGAATTACCTACCGATTGGCAGTTTTGTCTTTAGCATATTTATTTAATTCTATTGATATAGAAATAAGAGCGTACAGGGTGCAGAAGTCTACGCCACAGAAGTATGAGCCGACCACTGATACGCACAATGCTATGACAGTATCCATACAATCTCCTTTTTGGAAAATGTCTACCATCACTTCTCTATTGTATCAATAAACATAAAGTTCTACAAGCTACAACAGATAGAAATGAGCAAAATTGCTCAAATGTGCCTTAAAAGGAATATATCACACATTATTAGAAAGGAATGTTTATGGAGTTACAGATTTTTAACAATTCAGAGTTTGGAGAAATCCGAACCATTACTAAAGATGATGAACCTATGTTTTGTCTGGCTGATGTATGCAAAGCATTGGAACTTGAACAGGTAAGCAGAGTTAAGGCAAGGCTTAAAACAGATGGGGTTACTACAAGTAAGGTCACCGACAGATTAGGCAGAGAACAGGAAGCCACATTTATTAATGAGAGTAACCTTTACAAAACAATCTTTCAGAGCAGAAAAGAGAGTGCAGAAAGATTTACGGACTGGGTAACATCTGAGGTACTTCCATCAATCAGAAAAACAGGCAGTTATCAGAAAAAGTTATCCCCACAGGAAATGATGAGAATACAGCTAGGTATGTTAGACGATGTGTCAGACAGAGTGTCTAAGTTGGAAAATACAATGAACATTGATTACGGACAGCAGAAAGTGCTTAATGACTTAGTATCAGCAAGGGTAATAAAAATCTTAGGCGGTAAAAACAGTAACGCTTATAAGGAAATAAGCAGAAAAGTATTCGCAGAGATTAATCACGATTACAAGGATTATTTCAATGTTAATTCAAGAGCCAACACACCAAGGCTTAAGAATGAACAGGCAGTTGAATATATTAAAAACTGGATGCCAAGCACTAACACAATGATGTTAATAAAAGATTGCAATGCACAGATAAACTTAGAGAGCTGATGATTAAGCGGAGGATTGTTTTATGGAAAAGGAAATACAGGCAACACCACAGTATAGCATATCAGTAGAGGAACTGATTGCGGAAAGAAATAAGTTAGAAGTCTCTATTACAGCATACAAGAAAGCTAAGAGAGACAGCAAGATAGCTGAATATTTATGGATGTTATCAGCAATATTATTTATTGTGTCAATGATATTTCAGCTCATTAATTAGAAAGGAGTTTTAGCAGATTGATATTTATTATTTCTGAAAAAGGCGAGCAGATTAATGAGGCAGAAAAGCTTGAAATCCTGGCACACATTGGCAGAAGAACAAGTTACCTCTTAGGAAGAAATAAGCATTGTGAACTCTTAAGAAGAGTAGTTGTAAATGACATTTTAGGGCAGTTAAGGCACGAATTCGGGTGTGGTTTGAGTGAACTGAAAAAGAAGTACATAGCAGACACTCACGATTATATCGACTGCTACGAACTGCCTATGATAATGAAAGAGAGATATAAGCTATGATACTAGGTTTTATAGCAGGAATAATATTCGGCATAATACTCACAACAGTTTGTGCCGTTATTGCAACAATAAGAACTAATGTAGAAGAAAGGAAAGAACAATATGAAACAGGTAAACGAGAAAGTAATAACAGTACAAGATTGCATTGATATGTACGAGAAAAAGGATATGTATACAGTTATTGATGGCGGTAAAGTTGTTGGATTTGTAGAAAAAAGAGAGGAGAACTAAAGATGAAAGAGAGAAATAACAATATTACAGTTTTTGGGTTAGTTGCAGAAGAACCAGCTTTTAATCACGAAGTTTTTGGAGAAAAATTCTTTAAGATGATGATTTCTATTGACAGGGTTAGCGGAGCAGTAGATACACTTCCTGTTCTTATATCTGAAAGAATTGTAGATATGAACGAATTAAAAGCAGGTGCTTGCGTAATGATTACAGGAAGAATAAGAAGCTACAATGAGCATATAGGTGAAAAAAGCAAGTTAATATTAGCAATCTTTACCGAAAATATAGAAATATATGAAAACGAGGTGGAACTACCTTTTAATAATGATGTAGTTCTTAGAGGTTTCATTTGCAAAGAACCTATATACAGGGTAACACCACTTGGAAGAGAAATAACAAATGTTCTCATAGCTGTTAACAGAGCATATGGCAAGTCAGACTATATACCTTGCATAACTTGGGGCAGGACAGCTAAGTTTGTCGGTCATTTGCCAATAGGAACACATATAGAAATGACAGGTAGGTTTCAGTCAAGACCTTATACAAAAAAGATAAGTGAAGATGAAATTGAAAACAGAGTAGCTTATGAGGTATCAGTAGGCAGAGTTGAGATTATAGAGGAAAAGGAGAATGCTGATGAATAGTGATATTACAGTTTCAGAATTAGCTAGTATGGCAGCAGATAATGAAAAGCGTTGTCAAGTATGGCATCCAGTTCAAGGTGTTATATTTGACGGCACGTTTGATGAACTTGACAGACGGCATTATCTTGCAGACAAGACGGTTGATAACTTCTCAATAGAAGATGATGTGTTCATTATGAATATATAAATAAGGAAAGGATATGTTTATGGAAAGAGCAATTTTAAAAAAGGTAGTTCTTGAAAACTTTATGTGCTATGCACACGCGGAATTTGACTTCTATGCCATTACAAAGATTATGGCTAAGAATGGCAAGGGTAAGTCAACTATTGCCACAGCTTATTTATGGTGCTTGTTTAACTGTGATTATGAATTAAAGGATAATCCGGTTGTCAGACGAGAGGTTGACGGAAAATCCGTTGATGATATGGACACAAGTGTTGAACTTACACTTGATATTGACGGAAAAGAAGTAACTATGAAGAAAGTGCAGAAGCGTACATATAGCAAGGACGGCAGCAGTTATAAGGATGATAACAAGTATTTCGTCAATGATGTGCCTAAGACTTTAAAGGATTTCAACGCATATCTTGATGTCGATATGAATGTATTTAAGATGTGCAGTAATATAAACGCATTTCTTAATCAGAAGCCGGCTGAAATGCGTGAGTACTTATTCGGTCTTGTAGGCAATGTTACAGACCTTGATATAGCTTCACAGAAAGCTGAATTAGCCGAGTTAGTTCCTTTTTTAGAGAAGTATACAACAGAAGAAATATCCGCTATGAATAAGGCTACCAAGACCAAGATTACAAAGGATTTGCCTATTCTTGACGGACAGATTAAGGAAAAGGAAAGAGATATACAGCTTAAACAGGCTATTGAAGTATCTGACCTTGAATTACAGAAGAACAGCCTTAAAGAACAGATTGACAGTTGCATAGCAAAGCAGACTGACAATGACAAATTGATGGCTGAATATGGCAAGGCTAGTTCGGATATTCTCAATCTTAAATTTGAGCTTAGTGATATGTCACGCAAGGCTAATGAGGACAATGTTAAGGCAAGAAGAAATCTTGAATCACAGATTAGCAACCTTAATTATGTGATTATAGATAGTAAGCAGTCAGTAAGTAGTGCAGAAATTATTGTTAGTCTTGATAAAGATAAAATAGCTGAATATCAGAAAACACTTGATGATAGCAGAACTGGATGGAAAGCTGAAAAAGAGCGTGTATTTGACGAGAATAATCTTATTTGCCCTTATTGCAAACAGGAATACCCAGAGGATAAGAAAGAGGAATTAAGGGCAGATTTTAAGACGCACAAAGAAACCGAACTTAACAGAATTACTGATAAAGGCAACACAGCTAAGAAAATGCTTGATGAAGTCAAAGGATTGTTAACTGGAGCTGAACAGGAATTGGCTGACAGAAAGCAGAAGTTAGAGAAGCATTTAGTTGATTTAGCAGACCTTAAAAAGCAGTTATCAGAACTTCCACAGGAAATTGATGTATCAGCCACCGAAGAATACAAGGCACTTGAACAGAAGATTGCTGAAAAGGAAGAAGCTATGCACAAGGCTAATGATGTTTCGGCAATTAAGGCAGAATTAAAGGCACAGGAAACAGCTTTAAGGCAGCAGTTAGCAGAATGTGAAAGCCAGATTGCAAAGTCTGATACGGCAGCAGACGAACAGCGACTTGAAGAATTAAAGCAGACAAGGGTTGATTCTGAACAGAATAAGGCTAATGCCGAGAAAATTCTTGATTTACTTGATGAACTGGATAAGGCGAAGAATGAAGCCTTGACAGAAGCGGTAAACAGCCATTTTGGTTTGGTTAAGTGGCAGTTGTTTACTTATACAAAGTCTGGTGGTTACAAGAGTTGTTGCATACCTACAGTTGACAGAAAGAGCATTTTAACAACTATGAGCAACAAGGGTAACAGGATTTTAGGCAGAGTTGATATTTGTAATTCTGTTCAGAAGATTAGCGGTATATCAGTACCTATTATTCTTGATGATTCTGAAAGCCTTAGCACGGATAATCAGAAGAAAGTTGCCGAAATGGTGGATAGTCAGTTGATTATGTTGATTGTTAATGATAGCGAGAAATTAGAGATTGTGGAGGGGATAATATGAAGCTCTATTTTTATAAAATAAATACAGATGAAAGATATGGAAAAGTAGGAATTGCAGTACAGGTTTGTGAAGCGGAAGAGAAACCTAAGACATACAAGTCTGCTGATAGAGTTTTTCCAAACTACTTAAGTATAGTAAGAAAAGATGAAGAAGGGCAGATATTGCATTTTGATTGTCTATTCCTTACAGAACCTAACTTTGAGTATGCCAAGGAGAAATTTAAGAAGCGGGCAGAATCAAGGGTTGCACAGGCAAAAGAAAAACTTGAAAGAGAAGAAATGGAATTGAAGATAGTCGAAGAAAGTGAGGAATAATTATGGCAGAGAATACAGCAGTTGCGGAAAAGAAAGAAGCTGAAAGCAGAGAGCTTGTAGCAAAGGATTTTACAGAGGGAATGGTTGTTAAAATTAAGCAGAAAGAGAAATTCGGCTTAACATTCCCTAAAGATTACAACTACACAAATGAATTTATGTCGGCAATGCTGATTTTGCAGGATACGGTAGATATGAACAAAAAGCCTGTATTGCAGAGCTGCACAAAGGCAAGTATCGAAAATGCACTTGTTGAAATGGTTACAAATGGACTTTCGATGCAGAAGAAACAGTGCTACCCGGTTGCTTATGGCGGTAAGCTACAGTGCCAGAAATCAGTATACGGAAACACTTGTATAGCAAGGAGATTCGGGCTTAAAGACATTAATGCAGCGGTCATTTACAAGGGAGATGTGTTCAAGTACCACAAGGAGGATGCAAAGACAATCATTGATTGCCACGAACAGAGTTTTGAGAACATTGACAATGATAAGATTACCGGGGCTTATGCAGTGGCGATTATGGATGACGGAGAGAAGATAGCAGAGGTTATGACTATTGCACAGATTAAGCAGGCTTGGAAACAGGGTTATGGCTACAAAGAGAATGGCAATGGCACACATCAGAAATTTGCTGACCAGATGGCTATGAAAACTGTCAAAAATAGATTGCTTAAATATATCAATAATTCCCATAGTGGCAATGAAAATGAGGATTACGAGGAAATCAGCCACGATGAAATGCTTGAACAGGATGTAGCTTACGATATTGAACAAAACGCAAACGCAGTAGATTTTGACGAAAGCGACATTATCGACAGCACAGCCACAGAAGTAACCGAAGAACAGGCAGAAGATAGCACATTACCACCATTTATGCAGGCAGAATAGGAGATTATATATGACAGTATATGAGTTAATACAGGAATTAAGTCAGTATAATGCAGATACAGAAGTTAAGTTTCACTGTGAAGCTGAATATGATACTGACGTTGAAGCAGAATTTGACAGAGAGAATGAAAACGACACGCAGGAAGTGACAGTTACAGCAAGTTTTGACGATAAAGTAGAATTTGATGATATTGACAATTATGAGCCAGCACACAAGAGAACTTGGCAGGAAGACCCATTCATTGTTATCAATTTATCTTATTAAGGAGAGCTGATATGAGAGTAATTTCACAGACAGGAAAAACAGATGTTCCTTATGAAAACTTTGTTTTTTCAATAATAAAAATTAGTGGTGGGAATTATGGAATTGTTGCAGTTAAAAATGTCGCAGAGCCACCGGAAGTGTTTCTGAACAGTCTTATAGCAACCTATTCCACCAAAGAAAAGGCAATTAAGGCTATGGAAATTCTGAGAGAGCAATATTCGAGAATTGAAATTATAAAAGCTCTTGCAAGTGGCACATGCAAGCATATGGAAGAATCATTAAAGCCGGAAGAGTTCAAAGACATCCTTAAAAAATACATCAATATGGAAGTTTTCCAGTTCCCACAGGATGATGAAATCGAGGTATAGCGGATAAGGAGCGGTGATTTGAATGAATTTTTATCCAAGAATATCTAAGGTTGGAAAATCATATATACTAAGAAGATACGTCAACGGAAAACGACTACATTTTTATTCCAGAGACTTAAATGAGCTCATAGAATATGACAAGCTATTAGAGAAAGGAATAATCCCAGTAAAGAGGGCAGGAATAGATGTTAAAGAAGGCGAACTTACTAATTTTATTAATGATGGAAACATTTGGAAATGGATAAAGGGCTACGAGGGATTGTATGCAATTTCTGATAGCGGTTTAATTAAGAGCTTTTGGAAAGATAGTAGAGGACAGTTTGTTAAAACAAACAATAAAAATGGTTGGTATTTATCTTTTAGGGCAACAGACAGGAACAAAGAAGTTAAAACTATTAGGGTTCATATTGCAGTTGCACAGGCTTTTATAGGACAAATTCCTAATGGGTATGAGGTGCACCATAAAGACGGAAACAAGCAGAATAATTGTGCTAGTAATTTGCAGATTCTCAGTGGAATTGAACATAAAAGGCTAACTTTAATGGAAAATCCTCATATATTAGACGGAATGATTGCTTATAACCAAGGCAGAGCTATTCACGGAAGAAATAAGAAAGAAAAGAGAAATGTGCAGAGGTTTAAGAAAGGAAAAATCATCCAGTGCTCATTAAACGGAGAATTTATCAATTCGTATTGCAATGCAATGGAGGCAAGCAGAAATACCGGTGTTTGTGGAAGAAATATTTTACAAGTTGCAAATAAAGAGCCTTATAACAGCAAAGGAAGCGTGAGAAAACAAGCCGGTGGATATGTATGGAAATTTGAAAAAGAAAGCGAGGTGATGTAATGCTCAAATTGAAATGTTGTGGAACTGGAAGTAAAGGAAATTCTTATGCTCTTATGTCGCAAAACGAAACACTTATTCTTGATGTGGGAATGGGGATTAAAGACATAAAAAAGATGTGTGATTGGAATGTAAAAAATATAGTAGGTTGCCTTATTTCACACGAGCATTATTGACGACCATTCAAGGTCAGTAAACGATTTTAAGTCTATGGGAATACCGATACTTGCCCCATATTTAGACAATAGCCGTAAATCAATGAATATGGGCGAATTTACAGTAAAATCCTTTGATTTAACAACAATAGACGGAAATTGGACACACACAAATGCAAATGGCGAGCCTTGCCCGATATATGGCTTTCTGATTACTCACAAGGAAATGGGGAGAATGCTTTACATTACCGATTGTGAATTAATCAAGTGGAGATTTAAAGACATAAACCACATTCTCTTAGGTGTGAATTACGACAAGGATTTAATTGACAGGGATAACACAGGTAAAGCCAATCACGTTTTTAGAGGTCATTTATCTATTGACACAGCTTGTGATTTTGTTAGGGCTAACGATTCAGACCTCCTACAGAATGTCATAATGTGCCATTTATCAAGTGAAAATGCTGATAAGGATAGTTTCATCGAGAAAATGAAAAAAGTTGCTTGTGGGGCAAATGTGGATGTTGCGGTCGCAGGAAAAAGTTGGGATTTGAAAAATCCTAGTGAATGTCCGTTTTAGAAAGGAGCGGAAATGGAGAGATTAACAAGAAGAAGTGCTAACGGAACAGGTGTATATGCTACACCTAGTGGAGAACCTATCGAATGGGAAAACAATCGTCATAATGTGTTACAGAAATTAGCAGATTATGAGGACTTAGAAGAGCAGGGCAGACTTATTAAGTTGCCTTGTAAGGTGGGAGATACAGTATGGGATAATGACTTTGGCAGACCTTGTGCATATACAATAACAGCCTTTTCGTTTGGTGAATGCGAAGAATACATTTGTGAACCTGTTACAACAAAAAAAGCCGTATTCTATTATGCAAACTCAAGCGGAAGTATCACAGGAAGTTTTGCAGAAAGTGAAATCGGCAAGTCAGTATTTTTGAACAAATCAGAAGCAGAAGCAAAACTGAAAGAATTGAAAGGAGAGAATGTGGAAGATAGATATTTGTATAAAGCTAATACAACTCCAAAAGAAAAGGGAGAATTTAACAATGTTTGGGTTACTGGAAATCTTATTGTTTCCAACGGGAAGTATTACATACATCCTGTGGGCAATATTGTAAATGTTAAGAATGAGACTGGAAGAATAATTGTGATGCACGAAGTAATTCCAGATACAATCTGCCAATGCACAGGCTTGAGAGATAAGAACGGCAATCTGATTTGGGAGAATGACATTGTAAAAATAAATAATGACAAGGTGAATACACTTATAACATTTAGAGATTTTGAAATTATATGTACAATTCCTAACGAAAAATATTATAAGCACAGACTTGAGTATGATACTGAATATGAAGTTATCGGCAACATTTTTGACAATCCAGAGTTATTAGAAAGTGAGGAAAAGTAATGAATCGTGTAATTTTATGTGGAAGGCTGACTAGAGAGCCAGAAGTAAGATATTCACAGACGGCAAGTGGAAGTATGGCGGTAGCAAGGTATACATTAGCTGTTGACAGAGCTTTTAAGAAAGAGGGCGAACAGGCAGCAGACTTTATTAACTGCATTGCATTTGGCAAGAATGGAGAGTTTGCAGAGAAGTATTTACATCAGGGAACTAAGATTATCGTTGAGGGCAGATGGCAGACAGGCAACTACACTAACAAGGACGGACAGAAAGTCTACACTAATGATTGCGTTGTTGAAAGACACGAGTTCTGCGAAAGTCGTACTAATCAGCAGAGCAACAATAATGGAATTATGGGCGGTAATGCTAGTTCAGACAGTTTTATGTCAATTCCAGACAATGTAGCTGACGAGGGATTACCATTTAATTAAAGAGGTGTGAGTATGACAGAGAACGAAGCAATAAGAGAGGTAAGATTTAATATGTCAACAATAGGATTGAGTGACAAAGCTGCTAAAAGAGTTGTTGAAGCAAGAAATATGGCAATCAAGGCGCTTGAAAAGCAGATACCTAAGAAACCTATATTTAACCATAACCTTAGTGATACTCTTTCTGTATTCCATTGTGAATGCGGAAACGTAATCAAAGTTAGTCACGATGTAGGAATAATGGATAACAACAATGCACCAAATTACTGTAGCAAGTGCGGCTGTAGGCTAGACTGGAGTGATGAAGAATGAGATTGATTGATGCAGATAACTTAAATTTTCAGGAGCAGTACTATAACAAAAGCCAGATGAAAGCGATTCTTGATTTTGTTGATAATCAGCCAACAGTTTATGACATTGATAGAGTTGCGGAGCGGTTGAAAACAGACTCTTCTGTAAGATTGTATGGAAGTGGCAACAGCAATAATTATCTTATTCCTCTTGAAAAGGCAATTGAGATAGTAAAGGCAGGTGGTAACTCTTGAATTATCAAAACATAGCAAGAGCCAAGGCAATAGAACAGGAAAACAAAAAGCGACTGTTGAAGTTGAATCCAAAACTGAATGATAAAAGCGGAATATATTTTCTACTCCGAGAAGATGAAAACGGATTTAAGTATGCGTATATCGGACAGGCAGTACATACACTTAGCAGATTGGCAAGCCACCTTGTAGGCTACGAACAGCACATAGACCTTAGTTTACGCAAGCATAAGCTGTACGACAAAGAGAAAAACCCTTATGGTTGGCGAGTTGAATTTCTGAATTTTTCCGAAAGCCAGCTTGACGAAAAGGAGAAGTATTACATCAAGCTATATGCTGATAAAGGTTATCAGCTTAGAAATGTCAGTTTAGGCGGTCAAGGAGAAAATCGTGCTAGTGGTTCAATAGGCGAGAGAAAAGCACCTAAAAGCTATATGCAGGGCATACATCAAGGAAAAAAGGTGTTAGCGAGGGAATTATCGTCTATTGCTGAAAAGCACCTTAAAATAGAATTGAGAGAAGATAAAGTGAATAATAAGGTATCACAGAAACAATATGAGAAGTTTATGGATTTATTGAAAGTGGGGGAAAATGATGAGCAACGATAATAAAAATGAGCAATGTAAATGGTATGTTACTCATACACCTTATGGATTTCCAGTTTATGCCACAGGCTGTGGGAAAATAAGGCTTAGCTGTGCGACAGGTATTGACATTTACTGTAATGCTTGTGGCAGAAAAATCAAGATTATTGATGATAAGAAAGTTGGTGAGAACAATGCTAATTCCGAAAGTTAAAGCCAAAGAGTTTGAAAAATTCGGATTTAAGAAGTGCAAAGGCGAATATGGTAAGAATGGTTGCTATTACCTTTGCGTTGCAAAAGGTGTGAAAATGCTTTTTGTTAGCGATGTGATTTTTGATGTTAATGATTGGAGAGATAACGACCCAAGAATACACAAGGACGCAAATTGCCGATACAGAGACCACAGGACGTATCTTGATATTGTTTATGAACTAATCAAGTCAGATATGCTTGTAAGCGATTGTTTGAAAGTGGGTGATTCAGAATGAATGATTGCAAAGGCTGTAAATACGAAAATAGCACAGATATGGAGACATTTTTAGAATTTTGTGCAGAATGCAAAAGAGCCTATTCTGATGAAGAAGATAGAGAATTTCAAGAAGATAAGTATAGGACTATAGACTAAAAATCAAAGAAAGGAATAGGTTGTCGCGACATAAAACCGAGGTTTCCTTTTGGCAGATTTAAAATGCTAGAAAATGGATTGTATAAAATGGATTGCAGGGATGGACTTAAATTAATAGATGATGGAATGATAGATATTGTAATGACAGATATTCCTTATAATATTTCTCAAAAAAAGTCTATTGATAGAAGTGCGATAGATAGCAAGGCATTAAAGAGAAGCGGAAACAAAAAAGAACTCAATTTCAATTATGGCAAATGGGATTTCTTTGCAGATAATGAGGCGTATTTCAGCTTTATTCAGAGCGTCTTTGTCGAAGTGTATAGAGTTATGAAAGACAGTGCTAGTCTATATATGTGGGTTCCTAAAAATGAGGTATCTTTTATTGAATATATACTTAAAGATATAGGATTCCATGTTAGAAGTACATTGGTTTGGTGTAAAACCAATCCTTGCCCTCAAATATTTAAGGTTGGATATATGTCTAGCACTGAATTTTGCATTTTTGCTACAAAGTTGCCAGGTGCTAAACATTATTGGAATATCGAGAAAGGACAGAAACAATCTTTTTGGGTAAAACCAATTTGTCAAGGCAATGAGAGGACGGAACACCCGAATCAAAAGCGACTTGATATTGCAGAGGATATGATTACTCAATCTGCAAGAAATGGTGAACTACTTTTGGATCCATTCGCAGGAAGTGGAACTTTTGCAATAGCGGCACATAATTGTGGATTAAAATTTATCGCATTTGAAAATGATGATAAAAATTATAAAATTGCTGAAAGCCGAGTAAAAGCCGAGACATCACAGATGAACTTATTTGACTTTATAGGAGATACAGAATGATAGCACATTGTTTATTTGAACAGTCGGGCACATTCAAGAATGCTTTCAAAAAGTATGGAATTGAAGCCTACGACTATGATATTCAGAATGAATTTAACGAAACTGACTATGTTATAGACCTTTTTAAAGAGATAGAGGGGGGGTATCAAGGCGAGCCGAGTTTGTTTGATAAGATAAGTCCTGATGATTTGATATTTGCGTTTTTCCCTTGCATAAGGTTTGAAAATCAGATAATGCTGTGGTTCAGAGGACAGTCGGCAAGTCAGAAAAAATGGTCTTTAGAAGAAAAATGCGAATTTGATATGAATTTGCTTAAAGAAGTTTCGCTTATGTATGATTTGGTAAACAAAATGTTTATTATTTGCACGAGAAAAGGATTAAAGCTAGTAATGGAGAATCCTTATTCAGAAGAGCATTTTTTAAGACGATATTGGTGCTATTCCCCAGCGGTAATTGACAGAGATAGGAGAGATAGCGGAGATTACTTTAAAAAGCCTACACAGTATTGGTTTTTGAATTGCGAGCCACAGAACAATCTTATTTTTGAGCCAATTAGTTATAACGCTATCGAATGTAAGGACGCTATAAGGACAATGTCAAAAGAACATTATACAAAAACAGGGGCGGACAATAAGAAAACAGCAAGGTCAATGATACACCCACAGTACGCAGATAGATTTATCAGGCAATATATTCTTGATGAGGAAATATGGAGAGGTAAACAATGAAAGACGAAACAAAGCAGGAAATACAGATTTTACTTGACCTACTCAAAAGCAGTCTTACAAGAAACGGTGTAAGTATGGCAACGGACAGAGAGGGCAACTTAATGTTCTTTGATACATCTGCCTATGTTAGAAGTAAAGGTAAGGAATTTGACGGATTCAGAGTTAATATTAATGATTTAGTGAAGTAACAATGTGACAGAACTTGAAGAGGTAATTATGGCAGGCAATTTTATTAAAATTGACAGAAAGATTTTAAAGTGGGAATGGTGGAGCGATATTAATACATTCAGACTTTTTATGTATATGTTGATAAGTGCCTATTGGAAAGACGGAAATTATAAAGGCAAGATAATTGAAAGAGGGTCTTTCCCCTCTTCAATATCTGAATTATCAAAAGAAACTAATTTGTCTGTAATGGAAATTCGTACCTCACTAAAACACTTACAATTAACAGGCGAAATAACAAGCAAAGCAACAAACAAATTCACGATATTTACTGTAGTTAACTACAATTTGTATCAAACGGATAACAAGCAAGATAACAAACAAATAACAGACAACTTAACAAACTCTATATTAAAAGAAAGTAAGAATGAAAGAACAGAAGAAATTAAAGAAGATAAGAATACAGAAAAAGATATTACTAACGTAATATCCAAAAAGAAAAGTTATTATCCCAATGATGAATTACTTGATGAAGCATTTAACGAGTATGTGACAATGCGTAAGAGAATTAAAAAACCTATATGCACTGACAAAGCATTACACAGGGCGATGAACACTCTTGAAAAGTTGTCTGGTGGAGATAATGACTTAGCTGTTAAAATTCTTAATCAATCAGTAGACCATTGCTGGCAAGGACTGTTTGAGCTGAAAGAAGATAATTCTAATAAGCAAGGCAATCAGATTTTCAATAAGGGTGCTATTGACTGGGATAATGTGTAAAAAAGGGGGCAGTAAGAATGAGCAGATTAGATGATACACTTAATGGAATTAATTTCAGATACGATTATCCGCACAACGGAAGGGTTGAATCACTTTTAAGAACAATAGCGATTAATAGTGCTATTATATGCGACAAATTAGATACTATTTCTAATCAACTGAAAGGAGATGGCAATGACAAGAGAAGAAACAGTTAAAATCATCCGCATTATGTGTGATTGCTACCCTAACTACAAGCCTAACAACTTATCCGAAACAGTAGATGTGTGGAATATGATGCTGAATAATTACAGTTATGAACAAGTGTCAGTTGCACTTAAAGCATACATCAACTCTGATATAAGCGGATTTGCTCCAAGTATAGGACAGTTGATAGGTAAGATACAGACAATATCACAGCCACAGGAGCTTGACGGAATGACAGCTTGGGGGTTAGTTAGTAAAGCGTTACGGAATGGTACTTATGGGGCAGTTGAAGAATTTAACAAACTACCGCCACTTGTAAAACAGGCGGTTGGTATGCCAGATAACCTTAAAAACTGGGCGACATCAGATTATCAGACGATAGAAACAGTAATACAATCAAATTTTCTGAGAACCTATGAAACAGTTGTTAAGCGTGTGAATGAAATAAATCGTATGCCGGATAACATTAAGTCACTTATCAAAAAGGCGAATGCAAATTCGTATAAGGCTCAAATCGAGCAAAAATTCCAAAGAGATATAAATACACTTAATGACAAAAATAGCAACCTTATCGCTCAAAAAGAAGATTCAGAGAGCTATATTGAAGCACCTAGAGAGGTACAAGATAGAATTGACAGAATGAGAGGTTGATTTTCAATGGAGACAACGCCAATTAGTCCGCAGAAGAAATTATATAATTACCGCCGAGAGAATGGATTGTGCCCTAAATGCGGCAAGCCGCTTGATAGAAAAGGCTTTTATTGTGAAGAATGTAGGGAGAAGCAAACGGCTTACAGTAGAGAAACTAGAGAACTTTGCAGGCAGTTTAAAATTTGCCCGGAATGTCGCAAAAATAAACTTGTGGGTGATGAAAAGATATGTCCGGAATGTTTGGCTAACAAAGCTGAATATAGAGCTAATCACCCATTAAGTGATGATAAGCGAAGAAAAAACAATGAAGCATTTAAACAATATTCAAAAAACTTATACGCTGAACGTAGAAAAGCTGGCATATGTGTTAGATGTGGTAAGACTAAAGCTGTTAAGGGCAAAGCAAAGTGTTTTGTATGTCAGAGTAAAGACAATGCTATCCACAGAAAAAGAACTGAAAATAGGCAAAATATAAAAGAATATCGCAAAGAAAATCACTTGTGCTATCGTTGCGGAGAACCTATTGACAGACCACAAGGGCAATTGTGCCAGAAATGCTGGCAGACAGACTATGAAAGGGGTAAAAGTCTTAAGAATGACAATAGCAAGCACTACTGGCGATACGACAATCAATTTCTAAGAAAGAAGCGAAAATATGAGTAAGGCAGAACAGAAAAAGTTTAAGGAGCAAATGTTACGTGTTCAGATGAATAGAATTAGCAATGAACAGCAGAAGAAAAATTTTGAATCAGCATTGATATTAATTATGTGGGTACTACATGATAAGTTCGGTTTCGGACAGCAGAGATTAACAAAAGTACAGAGAGAACTTAAAGTACTTATAGATAACTATAATGACGGATTATTCACAGCGGAAGAGCTTGTTAATCAGTTATACGAAGAAACAGGAATAGAACATATTAAGTTTAAATAAGGAGATAGGCTTATGAAGTTTTCAGAACTGACTAAGCCGGAACTTGATGAGATAATTAAAAATGCCAATTTTACAGAAGAAGAATTGAGAATATTCAAGTTACTATCACAAGGCAGAAGCATTACAGAAATTGCTATGCGGCTGTCCGTGTGTGATAGAACAGTCAATCGCAAGATAAACAAAATTAAAAAGAAAATAAGTAAGTTGGAGGTTATAAATGATTAGGGTTACTCAAAATGGCGAAGACGTAAAAACAGAAAACATAACTCTTTCAGACAGCTTACTAAAGATAATTGCAGAGATAATTGACAACAAGTAAATATGTGTTACAATGTGCCGTAGAACGTGATAAATGCGGCACATTTATTTATATTATAAGGAGATAAAATATATGGAATGTGTTGCTTATATGAGAGTATCTACTGAAAAACAGGCTGTTGAGGGCAATGGACTTGATAGCCAAAAAAGAGACATTGAAAATTATTGTAGGAAAAATGAGCTTGTAATAACAGATTGGTATATTGACGATGGTTACACAGGTACAAATATGGATAGACCGGAACTTCAAAGACTTGTGAATGATTGTAGCCGCAAAAGAGTAAGTTGTGTTGTTGCTTTTAAGCTTGACCGATTATCAAGAAATATGATTGACGGAATATATCTTATCGAGAAAGTATTTCAAAAGTATAATGTCGTGTTTAAATGTGTTCACGATAGCGTAAATTATGATAGCCCAATGGAGCAGGCGTACACGCAAATGATGGCTGTATTTGCACAGCTTGATAAAAATACTATGATGTTGCGTATGCGTGGCGGTATGCTTGAAAGAATTAAGCAGGGTTACTGGATGGGCGGTGGCAATTTGCCGTATTGTTATTCCTACAGTAAGGAACAAGGTATATTAATACCTATCCCGGAACGTGCAGAACAAGCAAGAAAAGGTCTTGAATTATTCATATCTGGCTATTCAGATGCGAAAATTAAAGAAATTTGTGGCTTTAAGTCTGAACTTGTTACTAGAAGCATTTTGACCGGCGTTGTAAATATCGGAATGATACCTTACAAAGGCAAAATATATCAAGGAAAACACGAACCTATTTTTGATAAAGATAGGTTTAATCTTGGATTAGAACTAAGAAAGTCAAGGTGTTCAGCAAAAACTTACTGCATAACTGAGCCTAATTTATTGACCGGATTATGTTATTGTGGAATTTGTGGTTGCAAAATGCGTTATCAAAAATGGGGCAGTGAAAAACATAAGATTTATTGTTGCTCAAGAAATAAATCGCTTTCATATCTGCCTAATTATAATGCAAGCTGTAATAATTCGCTTGAATGGGCGGACGAGATAGAGAAACAAGTAGAAGAAGAAATCCTTAAAATATCACTTGATTTATCATCTTACAAGCCAAAAGAAAAGGCGACAAAACTTGAAATTATGCAATCACAGCTTGAAAAGGAACAGATTAAGCTAAAAAGATTGTATAATCTGTATGCTGACGGAAATGATACTGTCTTAGAAATGATTAAAGAACTGGAAGCACAGATTAAGGAAATGAAATTAAACATTGCCGCTGAAAGCAAAAACGCAATCAATACGCAGAAAAAGGAGTTTGTTTATGAGAACATAAAAAAACTTGCCGACATTTGGGATAAGGTCGACAAGAAACAAAAGAACTTGATACTAAAGACTATAATTGACAAGATAGTAATTGTCAATGGAAATATTGAAATACAGCTTAAGAATTTTTAGCACAAACTTAATGCAGTTCCTATAGCATATAGGAAGTGCTAATGCCGCATTTATCGCGTTTTACAATTATATAATTTCAGCATTGTCGCTTATATGTCGCACATATGTCTATTATGTGTCGCTATAAGTGATTTTTTTTATGCAAAAATGTAACTAGAAAGAGAGGTAGTGCAAATGTTTTCTGATGAAGTAAGAGAAAAAATCTTGAGTAAAGAAGAATTACAGAAACTTGACTTAGTGACATTATCTCTTGTTATCCACGCAATCGAGGAAGTTTTAGAGGAGGCAGACAATGAACAATCCTTATCAAGCAATGCCTATGATGAATAATTCTTATATGCAATCTCAAAATCCATATATGGATAGAATGAACTTTTTACAAAATTATCAGCAGAGCTTACAGCAGCCAGTGGCAGGGACACAAATGTCCTTAGCAAATCAACAGGTTATGCCCCAGCAGATAGCAGGCATTAATGGACGAATAGTACAGGCAGTTGAAAATATTAATGCAAATGAAGTGCCTATGGATGGCTCAATGGCATTTTTCCCAAAACAGGATATGTCGGAGATTTATGTCAAGGGTTGGAATGCTAACGGAACTATTAATACGATTGTGTATAAGCCTTATACAGAACCAGGCGGAAGCAATGCTGGCAATCCGACAGCCGACATAGAAAACGCTAAATTTACCCTATCAGACGAAAGCACACAGCTATTTCTGAATAAATTTGAGGAATTATCAGAGAAAATAGGACAGTTAGAAGATAGATTTGATAAATCTTTAGGAACACAGAGAAAAACATCAAGAACTCAAAGTAAGGGCGGTGATGAAGAATGAATCAGCAGTTAATTCAAACTATAAATCAACTTAAGTCAATTCGGAATCCACAGCAAATGGCAATGAATTGTTTACAACAGTCGGCACAGCGTGGAAATCCTATGGCAAAAAACTTGCTTAATCAGATAAACAGTGGAAACACGCAAGGCGCAGAGCAAATTTTAAGTAATTTTATGAATACACAAGGAATAAACCTTAATGATATTAAGGGTATGATGAATTAGGACATTTTGGGTTGTGCGCACATAATGACCGGTTATCCCATTTGTTAATAAAATAAATGGAGGTAAACAAGATGTTTAATTCAAACGGAGTTAGTCTCGCAGATATTGCCGCAGTAACAGGCAATAATCGTAATAACGATGGTATGTGGGGCGATGGTGCATGGTGGATTGTAATTCTCTTAATCTTTGGCTGGGGCAATAACGGCTGGGGCGGTTTCGGTGGAAATGGCAACGGCGCAGGCTACACTGATTCAGCTATACAAAGAGGTTTTGACAATCAGGCAGTTATCAGCAAGTTAGATGGCATTTCTAACGGACTTTGTGATGGCTTCTATGCTATGAACAACAGTATGCTTACTGGTTTTAATGGCATTAACACAAATATCATGCAGACCGGCTATGGCATCCAGCAGGCTATTAACGCCGATACAGTCGCTAATATGCAGAATACAAACGCATTACAGTCACAGCTTGCTAACTGCTGCTGTGAAACAAGAGAAGCCATTCAGGGTGTAAACTACAATATGGCTACACAGACAAACGCATTACAGAACACAATGTGCAACAACACAAGAGATATTATCGACAGCCAGCAGGCAGGAACGAGAGCTATCCTTGATTTCTTAACAAATGATAAGATAGCAACACTTACAGCAGAGAACAACGATTTACGCAGAGCCGCATCACAGGATAGACAGAACGCACTTCTTACAACTCAGATGGCAGCTCAGACACAGCAGATTATCAACTCTGTAAATCCTACGGCTATTCCAGCTTATGTTGTGCCTAATCCTAATGCTTACGCTTATGGATGTGGTTGCAATACAGGATGTGGCTGCTAAAAGTAGCAGCTACGCAAAAATGAATAATTGAGTATCTTAATTGAGTTTAACTCGATTATGTCTGCTATGCAGTATTACTTATAATCAAAGGGCAGACTGTAATGTTTGCCCTTATTTTTATGAAAGAGAGGTAAAGATAATGGAAATAACAGGAATTGCTTTACAAACAGTTGCCGCCGGAGAAGATGTTGCATTTACAGAAACACCGGTATGCGGTAGCAAATGTATAGTCCACAGACAAGGAAGCGGAATTATCAAGTTAAGAGGTATTACAAATCAGTGCAAGGCTAGATTTTTAGTATCTTATAGTGGAAACATTCAGATACCTACAGGCGGTACAGTTGGTGCTATTTCACTTGCCATTGCAGTAGACGGAGAGCCTTTACAGTCAACACGAATGGTTGTAACACCAGCCGCAGTTGAGAATTTCTTTAATGTATCAGCACAGGCATATGTTGATGTACCTTGTGGCTGTTGCAGTACTGTAGCGGTGCAGAATACATCTACACAGGCTATTGAAGTACAGAACAGTAATTTGATTGCAGTAAGGGAGGCTTGATATTATGCACAAATGGGCTAAACAGATTATGGAATGTGTCAAGGCAAAAGTTGAAGCAATCGGATTAGATAGCTTTGAGGGGCAGAACCTTGACGATTTAAAGGACTTTACAGAAATAGCGAAGAACATAGCTTGCTTTGACAAGGATTACAGAATTGTTGAAGCTATGGAAAAGTCAGAAGATAATGAGGATATTATGCGTATGCTTGAGCAGTACGAAGATTATCCGGACAGAAGATATTATGACCACTACCGCTATGCAAATGGCAGATTCGCCCCAAAAGGCAAAGGAACATACCGCAGAGGATATGAAGAACCGCCATATTACCATATGTACCCAGAAGCAGAGCATATGAGGGATATGGATAGAGATTATGGCAAGATGTACTATACAGAGCCAATGTCTGAAAGTAATTACGACAGGGCAAAGAGAAACTACACAGAAACTAAGGAAATGCACAAGAATAACACGCCAGAAGATAAAGAACATAAGATGAAGTCACTTGACAGCTACACTAAGGAACTTGCAAGCGATATTACAGGTATGGTGGCTGATATGTCGGCAGAAGAGAAGAACTTGCTTAGAACAAAGTTAAGTACTCTTGTATCTAAGATATGATTTTAAGGGCTATGAGTAGCAATATTCATAGCCTGTTTTTGCACATTGATAACTGAATATTGGCTAGTGAAAAATAATTATAACTTTTGCTTGACAACTATGCGTCATTGACGTATAATACAATCAAGAAATAAAGAAAGGGCTTGAATATCAGGCAAAGGTGGATGTTATGAAAAGAGAAGAACTTGGGAATGTAAAGAGAGTAAGATTTAATGATTTTTCTGAATATGATTCAGAAAAGTGTAGCGATGGCGGTAGTTACGGTTTTTGGACTGATTATAGTTGCCTTGAAAATGGCAACTGGGAAATCAGTTACGGAACAACAGCAGATATGGAGTTTTGCCCTTGCTGTGGTAGTTTTGGCGACCACTACGACTATGACAAAGAAGAGTATAGTTGTGGTGATTTTGAAACAGTCACTACTGATGAGCTGTTAGAAAAGGTTAACAGCTTTGAAGAAAGGGAGGGTGAGTATATTGAGTTTAAATAACTCGTCAATAAAAGAATTAAGGAAACAAACCGAAATGTCGCAACAACAGTTTGCTAGATATTTTGGACTTCCGTTAAGAACTTTACAAGGTTGGGAACAAAGCAGAAGAAAGCCGCCAGATTATCTTGTAGAGTTATTAAAAAGAATATGGAAATTAGAAAACCACTAGCCAATATCGGTTAGTGGCTATTTTAATACGCAGAAAGGAGCATACAGATGGTTTTTAGCATTAATGGCACAATATGGCAAGTGCAATATAAAAATTCAAATTCGGGCGAATTAAAGCGGTCAGACAATATTTCTGTATTAGGCGTAACTGATAGAAATACACATACAATTTATCTGTCAAATGCCTTGCGTGGATTTATGCAACGCAAAGTGCTGATACACGAAGTATGCCACGCAATCTGTATGTCCTATGATGTGTATTTGCCTATCGAACAGGAAGAAATATTGTGTGATTTTGTGGCAACATATGGGGATGAAGTATTTGATATTGTTGATATGGTTTTAGGGGCAGTTAGGAGAGTGGGATAATGAGCATTGATGAGTTGTTAAAGATAATTCAAAAGACTAATCCGACTATGACAAAAGAATTATTGATATATGAGCTTAGTCAATGCCGGTATTCAAGTAAAGCATTGATTTATACAGAAAAATGTTGTATTGACAGTAATGCTTAAAAATGCTATTATTTAATAGATGTAAACAATAGATAACTATTATATCATTTCACCTTAATAGAACCATAGTGGAAAGTTGCATTGATACATTTTTGTATAGGTGCAACTTATTTTATTTTAGAGGTTTTATTATGAGAGTTGTAAGATTAAAAATGTATCAAGAAATGGCTAGATTCAATAATCCATCAGCGCCAAAAGGTGCAGATTGCTACCCTTTGCCACCATTTAGCACAGTTAATGGGTTTATTCATTCAATGTGTCAATGGAAAATGTATCATAAATTAGATTATTTTGTTACTGGCAAAGGAATTTATAATGCTAAGGTGCAAAAAGAATGGCACGGTGGCTATAATTTCAACAAAATTAGCGATGAAATGCTTAATCGTTGGGATGTCATAACAGATAACGCAGACGGAAGCCATACCGGCTGGGTTAGTACAGTTAAATATCATCTAATGCTAGTTGATTTATATACAACTATATACATCAAAGCTGATGATAGTGACATAGATGATATATACAATGCGTTACTAAACCCACCGGTATATCCATCATTAGGTGAGTATGGTGATTTATGCAAGATTGAAGCAGTAGATATTGTAGAACTTAAGGAGCTTGACAAACCCATATCAGCTCCATTAGATACACAATCTTATATTCCTGTTGATAAAGGCAATTTTGCAGGAACTATATATAGAATTAATAACAAATATGAAATTGTCAAAGGGCTTAGGCGATTTCAGAAAGTTTCTTGTTATTTGGTGGATAAAGGGCAAGAAGTTGTGAGCAATCTTTTTGATGATGATAAGCCAATTATTTTTATAGATTAATTTAAACCCCACGGAATATAATGCAACTTTTTTGCTACCTCCGTGGGGTTCTCTTTTATATTCGCAATTTCGATTTTGACAATTTCCAAAATTTGGTGCAGATTTCGTTCAAATCCTACTTAAAAAATTGAAAAAATTTCTCGCAAAATTATAATGCGCCGTTTCAAATACCCCCGTCATATGCAATTTTGTATTCAAAAATCCGTGAAAAACTTTTCCCAAAATTCGACCTCAATTTTATTCAGATTTGCCCTGAAAAATTGATGAAAAACTTTAACAAATTAAAGTACATTATATAAACTTGACCGGCTGCGGTTCGTGCTTATTTTAACTTTGTGACTTTGTGATTTGCCCTATACGGCGGCTTTATTGTGTCGGTGTAGACTTATTAAGCCTACAAAGTAAAACAGCCTTAAAACGCTTTTAAATGCATTGTGTAAAATATGTATAATATGCCCTTGCAAGTCGTGGAAGCTGTCACCATTTCTGGAGAATTCACCAGAACGCACGCCACCCCGACTAGGTACACTTGTACACCTAAAAGGCGCAAAAAGCCTTATATATAAGCTTAGCATTATTATATTAATTTTTCAAGGTACACAAAGAAAAGCATATAAAAATATATGCTTAATGCTTGCGGCTGGAATTGAACCAGCCAAACCACAGCAAGCCAAAAAGGGCGCAATTTGTACGCCCTTAAAATTAAATATAACAAAAATCGCCTTGCATTCCTGCATTTATAATCATTTTCCCATCATCGCGGCGATAAACCACGCCGCAACCGCCATCATGTAAAGACCAAATAAGCCACCCCGGCGGCGTTATTGCTTTTTTCTCTTTATAGTCATAAAAACAATAATGTGGTTTAATCCCTTGTTTTTCCTGCTTAAGTGCATTATTAATTATTTCGTCGTCTGTTAATAATAATTGTGTGCCGTCTTTTAAATGTCCGCAAAATCTCATATTTTTTAACCTCCATATTCTAATATTATCCTTTATAGGAAAAACCGCCGCCGGTATCGGTCCGGCTGGCATCCTCTGCGGCGGTTAGTTTTTACCATAATAATTTATAAAATCATTCTGTATGTCGTTATCTTTGACATATTTGTAAAAGTTTAAAAGCATTACAAAGTCTCCTGCACTTATATTATATCCTTTGCTCTCTCCAGTACTTACGCTTACGCTTCCGTCGTGCTTTGCTTGGCAAATATTTAGCTTTCCACCGTTGTTTACATCAAAAGAAATTTTTCCCATTATCAAATCCTCCATATTTTCAAAATTTCCCGGTTATCCGGGTAAAGCAAGCCGGAGGAATCGAACCCCCGGAAGTGTGCCGACCTTGCTAATTATTAATTATTTGCTTTTTCTGCGTGCTTTGTAAGCTCTCTATAAAGCAGATTACATGCTGTTGCTTCTGCTTTATCCTCTGTATATCTTGCCTTTTCCTCTTCTGTTTCGTCTAAAATATCGGCGAGCCAATCAACGGCAGAGCCAAGGAAAATATCATCGGAAACAGGAAAAGCCGTTGGAAGTCCTGCCATCCAATCACAAAATAGAGAATATTTGCTAATCCTTCCGGCTTTATATTGGCAATCGTGTTTGACCTTTTCATTTTCAAAAGCTGTCAAAATGTCCTTGCAAATATCGTTATAATCTGTTTTTGCTTCCTTGCCATCATATGTATAATATTCCTCTGCTGCTTCGTAGCTCTCCATGATTGCGTTTTTAATTGCTTCCATTGTTTCTTTGCTGTTTGTTCTTCTCATTTCTTTTTACCTGTGCTATAATATAGCTACCTTTCTTTTTGATTGGTGGCGGTTGATTATCTTGGTAGGATGGCAACCGCCTTTTTATTTATGCTCTTATTATAAAGCTATCGTTATATAATTACAAGTCGCAAAATGTAACAAATATATAAAGCTATCTATATATTTTTATTGTGTAATATGTATAAAGCTATCTATATATAAATATATAACGCTACTATATAATAAAGTTATCTTTATATTTTCATTGACTTTGTTATAACGCTACTATATAATAAAGTTATCTTTATAAAAGGAGTTGATTTTATGGCAGTATCTAAAGCGCAAGCAAGAGCTATAAAAAAATATGATAATAAAGCATATTTTAAAAGCCTTGTAAGGTTTAAAAAGGAAGATGAGGAACGAATCAGAGCGGCGGCAGGCGATAGCCTTAACGGCTTTATTGTGTCAGCTGTAATGGAGAAAGTGCAGGAGACAGAAAAGGCAAAAGCTTCAACCTGTACAAGCTCCGACGAACGCCCATTCTAAATAGTTAAAAAGAATTTTAAAATACTACTTGACTATATAACGATAGCGTTATATAATAAGGGTACAAATTAAGAAAGGGCAGCCGAAAGGTTGGAAGGTGAAGAATTATGATTAATATTGACGAACTCAAAAAATTAAATTATGAAGATGGAAAAGCATTTTTGTTAAGTACTGGGTATGTAGCACAGGGGAGCGATGAAAGTCCTTGCTACAGTACAGAGGCTGAAAAGATAATAGATGAACATTTTTATCTTTTCAACAAAGATGATGAGCAGGTTGATTTGATTAATTACACAATTTTGTGTAATCTAAGTGGAGAGCCTAACGATGAGCAGGAGGTTGAAATTGTAAGAGCATATTGGGAAAGAATAGAAGATTAAGGGAGGCAAAAATATGAAATATTTAACAGTTAGAAGAAACAAGAATGGAGAACCTAATAAAACGGATATGAAGAGCCTTGCAAAGTTCTTCACAAATGAAAACGCGAGAAAATATGTAGATTATGATAGCCATTTATTTGCTGTTGAAGAAACAAGAAACGCTGGTAAAGAATTTGCCGGATATACATTTAAAATAGCTACAAAGGCGGAGAAGTCCGGCGGATGCGATTACTATTTCGGTGAAGTTCTTGATACTGGGGATAAAGTTGTTATATCCACAGAAAACGAGTATAAGAGCTTAGATTGGGCATATAACAAAGCTCTGGAGATAATTAAAAAAGAGTTCTAAAATCGGATAGATAGAATGAAAAAAAGGGGAGCTTAACGTTCCCCTTTTTTCTACGCCGCACGTTACTATTTAAGAAATACAAAAACGTATATTTCAATACATCTGATGTTGTTGTTTATAAATACAAAATAGCATATTTCAATACATTTTTGTTACTGTTTACGTTTTACATAATAAACAGTTTTTCACATTATGTCAAGCTTAAAATTAAAATTGACTTTATAATATATTTATGCTATATTATTTTAATAATTAAATATATAAGATTTACACCCGATAATATTAATATAGTTATCGGGTTATTTTTATGTTATTAGTATATATTACAATAAGCTGGATAAGCTCCAGCAGAAAGGGGAATAGATGGAGAAAGTACAGGAAACACCTGACACGCCCGAAGTATTCCAAAATGACATAGAGCTGTATTTATCGCAGTTCTGCGAAGAACACAACATCGAAGATATGACCAAAGAACCGCAAAGCCGATGGAATGCTGCATTGATGTATATAAATAAATATGTTTTTAGTGATAAAAGTATATTAAAGTTAAATAAGAATATTAATAAAAATAATACTAACTGCATAATGGATAGTAATTTTTATATGTATGATTTAGATAAA